ATCGTTCTACCAGCAGTACCAGCAGCACTAGCTACTCTACCGGCAGCACCAATAGCCGCATCACGCGCTTTTCCTGCGGCACCAATAGCAGCATTACGCGCTTTACCGGCAGCTTTACCAATCGTTCTACCAGCAGTACCGGCGGCACTAGCTACTCTACCGGCAGCACCAATAGCCGCGTCACGCACTTTGCCAGCTGCACCAATAGCAGCATTGCGCGCTTTACCGGCGGCTTTACCAATTGTTTTACCAGCAGTACCGGCGGCACTAACTACTTTACCAGCTGCTCCGATTGCAGCAGACTTAGCAGTTCTATAAGCGCCACCAATTGCGCTTGCCATTCTATTAGCTGCCCCACCGAGTAAGCCGCGAAGAGCACTTACGCCTCGCGCAGCACGCCCTAGCGGCGATCTATCAAATGCAGTAGCCTGCTTGACTGCATTCTTTGCTAAAGATTTTGATACTGCACGTCGCGCAGCGCCAACCGCATTTTTACCAGCACTCCGCAGACCTGCCGCCGTTCCTTGAATGCGCTTCATTAAACCGCCAGCGGCACGGCCAACAATACGGCTTGGCGTCTTCGGCACTCGACCGCCACGAAGATATGCTGCATATTCAGCTTGGCTATAAAAATATTTGGCATTTCGCCCTTCGCCAATCTTCGCAACATATTTATGAGGACCTCTTCGTCCACCTCGCCGTCCACCGCCAGCCGTACCGGCGCCAAAGGTAGTGTGTTCTAAATATTCATCACTTCGATGAACGCCATAATAATCTCCCATTACTTAACCTCACATAAATGCATCTTTATTTAGCTTGTAGGCAACCCATGCATCGAGCAGAGCGGCAACATTATCGATCTTCTGATCGGCACGCTTTTTGTATAATTTGCGGTTGCCATTTGTGTCCTCAAGGGTTATACAATTTCCCATTGTGAAGGACATTATCTTTTCATCGAACAGAAGTTTCCTATCTTCTGAAAGGGCTTTTAATTCGCCCAAAGGTACTGACTCAGTTTTTGCACCTTGAATTACTTTTTCAACGCCAAACTCGCCATTCTCAGCAGTCCAGCGTTCTATAAACGATCTAGCGTTATAAGGATCGTATCCAAGGCAACGTACATCATAGGAAGCGCTTCCGTTTATGTACGTGTCAAGGTCTTCGTATACTCGATCCATATCAAGAGTAGTCCCTGGCATAACAACCAGCGTTCCCTCTTCCATGAATTCTTCATACTTCGTACGCATAGCAGACTGAAGCTGCATCAGAGTTCTCTCCGAAATATAACTCCTCGCTTTTACGCCGTAGGTGTCATAGTCGAGGGGAAACAGAAATGTGAACGCACAGAAGTCATCGCCACGAGACAAATCACATCCCAAAGCGCAGGGCAGTTTCCAGAACTCGCGCTTTCTATGCGGCAAGGTTTCGGCGTAAGTAAAGAAATATGTGTAGCCTTCCATAGGAATACCAAACCGCTTTGCTAGAATATCGTTTCTTGTTGCCGGTGCGTTTTCAGCTCGCTGTACATCAAGCTGATATGTTTCATATGAAACTGTTTTTCCAATATTCGGATTTGCTTTAACCCACATGGCGGGGTCGGCAACTTCTTTTACGTCATCAAGTCTGTAATAAAAGATTGAGACGTGGGGATTTATGTATTTACCCTTTAAAATATCCATTAGCTCCATCTTTATGGTATCGCCAACAGAATTTCGTACAGTACCTTCTGAACTAGTGGCTAAGATTAAATAGTCTGGATTCTTACTGGCGCCCTGCTCGATAGCGCCTATAACATCTTCTCTTATATCGCCAGAGAGCCACTCGTCCACCGTATTAATTTTGGATCGTAATCCCTGTAGCTTATCAATGGACATTGGGCGAACTTCTATCAGCGAGTTCGTCAGGAAGTTTTCAATGCCCTTTTTAGTTGATGCTAATTTTACGCGGTTCGCTTTTGAACCTGTCGTGTTTTGTATGGACCCATCTGTTAGAAACTTAAACAGCGGGCCTCTTGCTCTAATGATCGCCGTTTTAATGGGTGACATTACTTCATCTGCCTGACGCATTGTAGGCGCCGTGACAACCTGGTGCGTCGTAGATGTATCAACGACTTCGAAATATCCCTGAATGGTAGCGTCATACATTGACTTGGCGGCGCCACGAGCAACAATTAAATATTGCTTATTAATCAGCCTTTTAAGTACGCGCTTTTTAACATAGTGTCCGCCGGGTCTGTCGCCGTATGGCTCATATACAGAACGGTCAACATAGTAATACCATCCAAATATTTGTTCACCCCAAAGTTTAAAGGAATCAAGTAGATGAAAATCGGAGCCGTCGGTTAATGTTAGTTCGTTCTCACAGAAACGAATCCAGCCTTCTACAGCTTCGTCATCATAGTAAACTCCGGGGTTGGCAATTAGGTCGTCAATCCTATGCATTTCCATCGAAATGGTTTCACAAACAGGTATTTCCCCGCGTATTACAGCATCCCGAAACATACCATAATAAATAGGCGTTGCTGTATTAGATAACATAATTAATCCTACGATTTAAATGCGTCTCGAATAATTTTGCGAAGTTTACGATCAACATGCTTTGGATTCGTAATATGTCCTGTGGCATCTTCCGTTCGGCGCTCTTTCATTTCGTCGCCAAGGGCCCCGGCAGCATCCATAACACTGCCTGCCACAGACTTGCCCAAATTTGCCGCGTTTCCAAATATCTGATAGATAGTCGGACTGGTGTCGTGGTTCTCTTCATGAGACTTTTGTACATTGGTCAAATAATTATGTACTTTTACTACATCTTCAGCACCCGTCTTAACAGCTCCATGAGCTTTGCCAACGTAGCCAATAGCCTTATCGAGAATACCAGTAACATCCTTAAGAACAACCGTTCCAACATTGTGAGCAGTAGCAATACCCTTCATTGCCTTCTGAACCTTGGTCGGACCGCACAGTTTGGCAAGCTCACTAACCTGTTTTGCTCTAGCAAGAGCTTCTTTCAATTCTGCGTCGCTAAATGTGTCGCGATACTTAAGAATTCCCTTCGGGTCACCGAGTTTTATAGCACGCTCTCGTTCTTTTCTAGCAGCTTCTTCCGCGCTAAGCCGCTTTGCTTCCTGCTTTGCAGAACGAGATGCTTTAGAAAGCTGTATAAGTTGGCTAACGCCATTTCTAGCTTTCTTTAGTACCGAAACAGGCGTGCTGTCACCCATACTCTGCCGGTGTTTCTTTCCGGCACTAGTAAGACTTCCGTCTTTGTTCTGGTACCTTCGAACACCCCATTTCATTCCCAAAACGCCATGGTGCTCGAGATACGCCGTATCATCAAACCTCATAGATTAAACCTCCATTTGATAAGAGGCTTACTCTACCTCTTCTCGTTTGTTGTACTGTGCCGTGCTAATACCCAGCATTGCACCGAGAAACACGTCAACAGCAGAGATGGTACCGACAATCTCAGTAGCAGCAGGAAGCCCCCAGATCTTAGAAAGCGCGAAGTAAAGAGTTCCGAGCGCCGGGAGAAGAATCTGTGCGACCCACTTGAGAATGTCGTACATTTTGTTACTGAGTTTCATATGTAAGCTCCTTTCTTTTGATTTCCAAATCAGCAGAATCTGCTTCCTCTTCAGAAACCACGGTAAGTTGCTGACAGGCGTCATACCCGATCTTGCAATCACCATTTCCGCCCATATCTGAGTATGGGCGATAGAGGAATTCAAGATTGCGTTTCTCTTTCAACGTAATCATTCCTCTACGAACGTACCGATCTGTCAGCGATATAATTCGATCGTGCCCAAGGCCAACAAGCATACGACTTTGCGCAGATTTGTTGGCGTTCTCTTTGTCCTTTTCTCTATCCCTCCGCTGAATGAGATAGATGATTAAGGACATAACGCCAGATGAAGTAATCGCAGATAAGACGGCTGTAATAAGCATTTCATAGCTCATTGCTTCACCCTCTTTAAATTAGGAGGAGTAACCGAAGCTACTCCTCCACAGTTGCTTAGTTTGTGTTGTTTCTCAGTCGTTCGATTTCTCTGCGAATCTCCTCACGCTCATGTTCGGATTTAGCCTCGTCGTACATGTCTTCCAGTTTGGCAATCATGCGGTCATTAATACTATGACTGCTATACCGACCACCATCTCTGGAGATATACCGCCCGGTTACCGGAGATCTGCCAGCATCCATATGCATGATGCCATTAAATCTCGGCCGTCCTGAATAGTCGTTGTAGTAATCCCCACCCCAGTAGGTAAACGAGTTGCTATCCATGTCGTACTCAGAGCCTCCTTCTTCAACCATTTTGATTTTCAGAAGGAGACATACAGCATCAGTAGCAGCTTTGATCTCTGTGGGGGACAACGTTTCTTTTTTGTTCAGAAGTCGCAGCTCTCTGGTAACAGAGGCCTTAAGATCGTCGAGAACCGTCATTGTTTCTTTGTCCATTACGTTCTCCTTATCTTGTTACTGCGAGATCCGGTCTCGTAAAAATAATGTTTGCGTTGGATACAGTGATCGGAATTGTACTAGTGTTCCTTACACTGACCGTTTCACAACAGCCAGCCCAGATAGGAACATTGATAGCGCGGCCGACATTGAAGAAATTGTCAACAGCAGCCGGCGTTACTTCCATTTCACTTGCAGGAACCGTAGCACCATCAACGGCAATAGCGACCGAAATCGCGCCTACCGTTTCACCTTCCGGGACAGCAATGTTTGCCCCAAATTCTACGAGATACATAGCGCTAGCCGGTCCCTTGCAGGCGCATCTACGCCTACAGCAGGTACCGGAAAGAAGGAAGTTACCCGTGCCATCGCGATGACGTACAAAACCCCTGGTGCAAGGAACAGGAGATTCAGTAAACACCACAGTCTCGCCGGGGTTTACCGTCTGGACAGCATTTGCTGAATATTCAGCCATCGTGTCACCTCCTTACGCTACGCCGCATCCACAACCGGTATTAAAATTCGGATTGCAACAAGAAGGATTCTGGACCACGTACGCCGGAATCGGCGTAGGATTAAGTGCCTGCCGAAGGGCGGCCGTCTGTGCGGCGTTATCGGCCAGAAGCTGACCAGTCTGAGCGTTCTGCGAAGCTGCGAGGTTGGCCATATTAAGCTGCGTCTGCAGATTTGCGTTCTGCGTCTTAAGTGCCTCAACCTCCTGCTGGCAAAGCTTATCAAGGATTGCCTGCGTGTTTCTGTTCTGTGCTTCAATCACGTCGCGAATACCGTTGCCAACAGCCGAACGATCAGCGCAAGCCTCTGTAGCAACGGTATACTTCAGATCTGCAATTCCAGAAGCCATGTTGTATCCAGCGTTAGCAATCTGGGACTGCACGCCAGAAAAGCCCTGAAGCATCGCAGAGTTCTGGTTGCACTGAGCAACTGCAACATCTGCAAAACCGTTAGCGACCGTCGTACCGAGTGCGCCAAGCGAATTCATTACTGCCTGCTGATCAAACCCACGCTGAACATCATTGTTTACGCACTGGAAGCCTCCCCCGTTTGACCAGTTTCCACCATTATTACCCCAATTGCCGTTAAAGGCGAAAAGGAACAATACAAGGAGCCACCAAGCTCCATCACCACCGAAACCAAAACCGTTTCCGCCATTGGTTACAGCAGCAACATCTGCGGCAGAAAGACCGCCATTAGAATCCATTAATCCCATAATGGTCCTCCATAAAAGAAGTGTGTAAGTTAATGAGTTACTATATATTCTTGGCCGAGAATATCACATACGTTTACCAGTGATCTGATTTGCCATCATGCGGAACACATTGAACTGTTCCTGTGTCATCTTGCCAGAGTTCAGCAGCTCCTGAACTTTCTGCTTGGGGTCAACACCGGACTGCTGAAAGTTTTGCCGGAACTGATTGAACTGGGTCATGAAATCAATGAATTGCTTTGGATCAAACATTATTCAGTACCTCCCAAACTTGAAATGAGCTTATCGAGTTTGGCGTTTAATGTGTCAAACTCTTCTCTGGTAACACAATTGGGGTCATTTTGAATTTTTGGAGGCTGAAGTGAAACCTCCTCCATAGCAAAGACCCGAGGCGCCTGAGGAACACCGTTCATAGCAGTAGACTTCAGCCAAAAACGCTTGTGGCCAAAGTCCATGAGCATAACCGTCATTCCGGCAGCAACCGGATAGTTGTTAACTTCGTCCTCACTGGATACAAGCACAGTCATAAGAGACGCATTGCTATTAGCTGGCTGCTGTGGCATCAGATTCTGGTAGTACTGCCCGTATTGGGTAGTTAAATTATTGTAACCGTTCATTTAGATCTCCTTTCTCCAAAAGTAGATAGGAACCTCATAGCCGGAATCCCATGTATCATAGTAGTCACCATCGACGACAGTCACCACGTGGGAACCGGTAGCTAAAAGAAAAGTTCCGACGGGATAATCCCGACAGAACTCTTTAACTGTATAGCACGGCGGGCAGACATTTGGTATTACATGTCTGCGAAAGCCGTTTAGGTATAGGTACTCACCCCAAACAGCGTTAGATGATGGCATATCATATAAGCGATGAGAAACCATAGAAAGATCAGTATGTACATCCTCCCAAGTCATTCCCATTGCCAATGAGATTGCTCGTATCACGCAATCGCCAACTGTTTTCTTTGCAGGATTTGGATTGTAGTAGACAAAACTCATAACATGCTGCCTGGGTCTACCGCTACATTGAGTCGCCACGTAAGCTCATCAATAGTAGCCTTAATTGCATCTGTTGCAATACCGCTGGTCGGCGGATCAAACAAGAGTCTTACGCGAAGATAGACAAACGTAATCACGTCATCCAGATTTGTATCCTTGGGACCTGTTAGAAACTGGTCCCATGTTTCAGAGGCTCCGGTCACACGAAACGTCTTAGATCCGATGCCAATCTGGTTCAGGATTCTAAGTACCGTATTAATGTGTATAATAATGTCCGTATCAAACGGCGTATACTCAGGGTCAAGCCCCAAGAGTTTCTTAATAGAATTTAGAATGCTTGTGTTCATAGTTACCGCTTTCTTGGCTTGCGAAGCCATATGGGATACTGTTGCCTATTAAACTCTTCAGCGAATTCTTTCTCCCATTTTGTTGGCTTATAACCCTCTGGAAATATAACTTCTGCTCTATGTATTTCTCTAGATAAAGCTCTCCTATCTTTGCTCATATTCCAATACCAACGAGCATCCCGCTTTAAATTTGACAGTCCATTTTTACCCAAGTAGCTTACGCCATCTCGCTTATTGGCACGTAGCATGGAAGTTACGATATTGGTTGGCATGATAAGTGTCGGCTTGCTCCGGAAAAAGGACTTATCAGGACGCATAGTATTGTCCATCAATTGAGCACCCTCGCATATTACTCTTCCCTTGCGAGCTCTGTACTGTTGCTTACCGAAGTTCTCTACCTCTTTTTCAAACCGCGACCTAATACGTCGCCAGTCATGATCTGATATTTTCGATGGCGGTAACGATAGCTTCTTGTATGATGGTAATACTTTCTCGAGATACGCATTAAATTCTTTGTTTTGTAAAGATTTAGTACCGTCAAAGTAGCCGTCAAGATGAATGGTTAATCCATTATTCTTATCAGCTAATGCATTTGAGTAAACAGATTTTCCACTTCCACTATATCCTGTTATGTAAAGTACATTCGTATCTTCGGACGCTCCCCACTTGTGGAGGTTCGTAGCCTTTCTTAGCAAGTTCCCAGCCGGAGTTCTCGTCCCATCCTTGTTCTGGAATCGCCGAACGCCCCACTTCATTCCAAGAATGCCATGGTGTTCGAGGAAATCATCGCTCCTCACAATTCCATAGTAGTGCATAGTTACCTCCAAGGACATGTGTCGTTTGGAGAGCGGCCCACAGGTAGCTTAGGAAGAAGCTCAGCAGACCCATAATGGATTGCTTGGTGCGTATCAAAGGAACACACAATAAGATTATCTGGATCTAGCACGCACGGCCTCCTCTCCAAAATATCATCAATTGTTATCGGGTTAATGTGATGGACATACACAGACTGCCTTTCGCCCATCTCGTAATCTGGGTGGGCTAAATCGAACGCACCATCCCGCACAATTACTTTTCGTCTGACTTCACGCCACTCCGGCATCTTATAAAGAAGCTGATTAAGATACCGGTGCGAGCCAAATGTGCTTTCGCCCACCGCGCCTGTGAGTTTTAAATACTCATACCGGCCTTCAAACGTGGGAATAGTAATTAGTTCGCTATAACTCTTACTCATGATCGTCAGCTGTACTCTTATAAGATTGAAATGCCTTAAGCGCGTTGGAGTACAGCGTCTCCACCTCTCTTGCAGACCTGAGCGCATCGGTCTTTGCCACCAACAGCTTCCGCTGCTCTTCCATAATTGCTTGCTCAAGCTCTGCCTTCTCGCGCTGCGCGGCTAGCTTTAAAAAATATGTAGTTTCTTGTGATGTAGCGCTCCCATCCTTTAACCTTTGCTCGACTAGATCATATGCTAAGGCGATCAGCTGGTTGTCTCGGCCAGTCTGGGTCCTTGCGCGGGGCTCTAAAACCTCGCTGGATACGGGAGCCGTAGACTTCTTACGCTTCACAATTGCTCCTTTCGTAAATATAAGTAGCATTCGAAGGAGTACACGAGCCGCGATTGGTAGGAGAACGGCAAATCAACCAATAGAAAGGATGAGAAATCCTAAAGGAGACCCGTCAGCCGGTGTACCCCCACGAATGCTACTTACGTTTTGCAATAGTATTAATGACAATAACTACAGTTGTTGAGGGTTTTGGCCCAGTTTCCCTTAAAAAGGTCTCCAAAATATAAACCCCCGGAGCTTTTTTGGAGAGGGCGGCGATGCAAAGGGGGGTATCAATTTTCGGACCCCCTCCCCCTATCTTTTTCTTTTATCCCAAGGTCTGTTTTTTTTTCTAATTCCATTATTCTTAGTGAACTTTGGCTAGATTTTACAGACCTTGGGACCGCAGAAGGAGGAACTGCGTTCAAATATTTGGCAATTTCAAATCTTCATAGGTAAATTATTTGGTACGGTATCTGATTTATCGCAAAAGGAGGTGTTCGAAGATTTGAAATACTAGCGTGGTTATGACGTTTTATTCAGCTGTTTCACTCAACAGTTTCTCTTTTTGTTTGTAATATGTATTGTACATTAGTAGTTACGATGTTTCACTCAACAGTTTCTCTTTTTGCTCGCAATACGTATTGTACATTAGTGGAATAAGTTTATCTGCTTCACTTTTGTACACTTTGTAGTGCATACCAAACGGATTGAGCTCAAGAAAATCTGTAACCCCCAGTGTTACATCACTGTTTAGTTCGTTGTCATCAAGACGTGAAGAAGTCATGCAGCAACGATCGAGCCACTGGCACGTTTTGTAGCCTTTAGACTCATCATATGCTAACCATTCTTTAAAGTGCGTGAATGGATTAAACGCATTGTCGAATGTGGTCAGCATAAAGTCGTCATTATTGTGACTTTCATTATTTGATTCATTAGCCACTATATGCAAGCCCCCTTTCTATCTTATTTCTTTTCGTCCTCACCGCTTACTACTTTGTATACAGTAGTCGTAGATACACCCAATCTATCTGCTATTTCATTACCTGTATAACCTGCAGCAGCCATTGACTTAGCAAGAGCCTTCATTGTAGGCGACAGTTTAGGAACGGCTTTTGGTGTAGCACGTTTTCTTAAGTCTGTAGGATCGGTGTGGTCGATAATTTGTTTAATTTTGGAGGGTGACAACGCCCTACTTTGTATTGCTTCCCATTCTCTATCTGTTAATTTAATGAGGCTGTTTTTTCTACTAACACCAAGTTTTAATCTTGCTAAATTAATAGCCTGGCGTTTGTATTTTTTTTCATGGTCCTCATCCATGTTTGGATTATCTTGTCTTCTAATAGCCATGGTTCTATTTGCCATTAGAAGAGCCTGCCTCTCTTGGGGGGCGTGCCTAAGTGCATCTCTTAATTTAGTTTCCAAAGATTCAACTTCGGGGGCATAAGCTTTTGCAGCCCGGGGGTCCTTTTTTTGTTCAATGGTACCCAGCCATGCTTTTCTTGCTAAGTTACCCAGGGCCTTCATTTCATTTGCATACTGGGCGTATACTTTTTCAATGGGGTACCCCGGGTTTCTTTTACTTCCGCCAGAAGTAAGAGTAAATGCGTCGGACACTACTGACATTCTTTTTACTTCCTGCATTCTAGGTACGTCCTTAGTTTTTGTATAGTCAGCAGGAGTAAGATCTACTCTTACTTTTTTTCCAGTAGTAGGATCTTTTTTGGTATAATAGAGTGCACCAGTACGCTTATCAGTAAAGGTACCGATCCAGCCACTATTGTCTGCTTCCTCTGGATACACAGTTTTGGAATGTTTGCGTTTGGTATCAGGATCAACCACCTCTACCTTTTTACCCTTAAGCTTTACCATAGTATATGTAGCATTCGTCGGTTCAAACTTTTTAGATCCATCAGGATTAATTGATTTGGACGACGGTGACCATGGCTCACGCTCAGGAATCTGATAAGGCGCGCCAGCTCTCGAGATAATAGTTCCCGCGCCAGTACGCCCATCGCCAGCATCCTGATATGTTTTCTTAAGAGCAATGATGTCGTTGTCAGCTTCGCTTCTCTTCCAATCCAGCTCGTGTTTCTCAGAGTCAATAATTACCATTGAATGCTTTACTGCTTTTACAATGTCTGATTGCGGCGCACCTTTTAACGTCATGTCCGTAATCAGATTTGTTACTTCACCCATCTTCTTCTGTTGAAGCTTATGTGGTATTACAGTCATACCCTCATATCCTCTATAGATGTCCTGATGGTCAAAGTCTTTTAACCCAGCCAATGGCTTTTGCGTTTTAAGAGTAGTTCTATCATTCAACGGAATTACAGCAACAGTATCGCCGTCAAAGTCGGCACCCGACATCTGATCAGCAACGCGTTTGTTTATTACTACAGCATCCGGGGCATTAGCACCTATAATCTTTTTGCCAATGGACCCAGTGTTTCTAACAGTAAGAACCGGACTTTCGAACGGCCCTGCGTACGGATGTCGCACAAGGGCAACTACAGTTCCATCAGCATACTGAGGAGCATAAATTTCGTTGTCCTTCATTTTGGGTTCTGGTATAATGGCATGCTGCTGCTGACCGGGGAACGGCGCACCTTTAAGTTCTACCGCTGCTGTATCGCACTTGTCTCCAAATTCGATCAAAAGTTTTCGCTTAATTGTCGGATTTGTGAGAGCCATAATTTCATCTAATTCCTGCTTTCGATTTAAATAGTCTAATTTAAGCTGACGTTCCGTCAAATCTTTTGCCTGTTTTGAACCAAGCTGAGACGAAACATTTCGTGACCATTTAATCCAATCGCCTTCCTGATTTACGATGTTTGCAGCAGAATAGTGCTTTTTCCCGTCGGCGCCTGTATACTCTAATTGAGTAACAGAAGCACCAAAAGGATTTTCCCAGTCTACACTACCATCTTCGTGTCTTTTCATTTTCTTAAAGACACTGCTATCACCTTCACCCATAATGGGTGTTCCAAGATGTTTATTTGAGTTTACAATGATGTCATAACCTTTTGGAATGTCATCCTTGTAAACCGCCATTCCCTTAAGATAGTAAGAGTCTTCTACAGGGATTCGAACCTGAGCATAACGTTTTGCGCCAATGCTGATGTCGTCAACGCCAGGTCTGATTTCAATCAAACCGTCTTTATCGACGCCACCTTCTTCGTTGTAAATGACTTTAATTCGGTCGGCAGAAATACTATGGATCTTACTTTTTCCAAGGCCAGTATCAAGAACTGTGCCATCGGCATCTACAGTTCGACTTTCATCATAAATAGGCTTTATGTTAAGTCGATTTGCTATCGTGTCACTATAGGTTACTCCTGGCGGAACCAAAACAGAAAACGTTGTCATATGATTTGATTCCATCTGAGGAACCTTAATTGTATAGATGTTATAGCCCTCTGCTTGGAGCCTGTACTCAGCAGTTTGCAGATTATTATGCGTTACGCCAAGCCAGTTTTCAGCACCGGCAGAAACATCGACATACGTTTTCTTATCAGCAAGATCTTTTAATATTGCCGCTGTTTTTGCAGAGCTTTTAAGTTCTCTATTTTCTTCCGTTTTAAGCCAACCTCGAATAGTTGACTCATTTCTTCCCATGGCAGCGCCAATTTCGGTTGCTGTTTTTCCTTCAGCAGCTAACCGCTTTGCAAGCATACGATCGCCAAGGTCCGCCTGTTCAACCGCAACACGCTTATGCTGTCTAAGTGCTTCGGCAGAAGGTTTACCACGGCGATTGTAAACACCCATCTTCTCGGCTATCTCTTTTTCGGATAAGCCCTTAGCAGTATAGCGCCTGTATTCACTAAGCCAATCTCGATACCGCTGATACGGGTCATCACCAGAACCCCAAGGATAACGTCCAGAATGTCCGCCATCCAAGTGTCCCTTACCGTAGTGCATCAAATAATCGTCATTCATCTCATTCCCTCCAGAAACTTTGTAATAACTTTGTCTTTGTGCACTATAAGCCGCATACATTCGTTAATAAGCGGAGGGTCTGGCACGTTGACGATCACATCGTTGTTCTGGTAAATTCGAACCTCTGTTTCAATGTCCAAAGGTTTAATACCGTGTTCCAAGCAGTACAGCGATGCATACACATACAGCTGATCGATCTTAGCCGGCCTAGAACCAGTTTTCAGATCAAAGACTTTCAAACTATTGTTTGAGTATTTAATTGCATCTGCCGTTCCAAAGAACAGATTGGAATACTGCACTTTCTGTTCGGACAGCATTCCATAGCCGATGCAATCATTTACAAAAGCCTTTACAGTTCCATATACATCTGTAGGAAGAAAAGTCATAGACAAAAGAAGAACGTCCCGATAATCCGGAGCGTTCTCATACTTTTTGTATATGTGGTATCTCAGACCTTTTTCCACATCTCTGCCGTAAGAAACATTCTGCATCAGCTTGATCTGGCCAGAAGCCCATTCGTGGAGCTCTGTTCCAATCTCACTTCGCTTCTTGTTCTTAAAGCTATCCAACAGTTCATCATCATTGTAGTTAAGCCAAACTGGTTGGCTTGGACTAAATGGTGCGTGCTCCCCTTGGAGCATCAAAAAAGCTTGCGAGTTCATTTAGTACCTCCTCCTTGTTTTCTGGATATATGAATGAAGAGAAAGACATCTCATTCATTACCTCAACATAGTGGTCCTGATTCGGGCGATGCTTTGCCCTTGCAGACTTTTTAACTTCCAAGGTAGCCCATCGATCGTTACACAAAACAATAAGGTCCGGAATTCCCTGAATATAGCTTGCGTCATTTTTCATTACTATGCTATTCGGGAACCGGGCCTTAATGTTTTTAATCACATCTCTCTGAAAATTACTTTCAATCATTGTCGTTTGCCTCCTACTAAAAAATTAAAGGAGAATCCTAAAAAATTAGGTATTCTCCTCTTCTCCTATAATAGGCCATGATTATCTCGCGAAAAATGACAGGGTGCGTTTTATTAGCTATCCCTGTCATTTTCCTTTGAAACTTCGTTCGTTAAAGTTTCTTTTCTGCTTTAACGCCCTGGCAATGGCAATGTCAATGGGTGCTGCCGACTTAAAATGGTAGTAGTACAAATCCTTGAAAGGTGTGTTTAGCCTGTCAATTCTTCCGGCCGCCTGTACAGTCGCTCTATAAGAGTAGTTTTGGCTATAGAAGACAATGGTGTCTGTTGTGATACAGTTCCAACCCTCGCTACCTGCCGTATACTGAACCAAATAAATCCATTTCTCCGAATTGGTCGGAACCTCACTATGAACCTGTCCGTTCCATTCTCCAATTTCATAACCCTCATTCTCAAAGGCTGCGCGGATGGCATCCCTCTCATAGGTGAAATTGTAAAAGATAATGAGTCGGTGATGTATTTCAGCCAATCGTCGAATAAACTCTTTTCTACTATCATCTGAGTTAACCACCTTTCTTAATAAGTAAAACAGCTTTCCTGTTTCCGCTATTGGTTCATTGTCATACGGATCCCATCGGTCTTTCCATACTCGTTTGTAGAGAATCCTGTCATAGCTGCAAGGAATGGTATAATGGTGCGGTACTGTGCTTTTCTTGAAAGTCATATGGACAAGTACATCCTGCTGATGTTTGATCAGTATACCCTTATCCACATAAGCTTCAATCTTTGGGTACTTAGCAAATCGACTATAGATACAGTGGCGCCTTGTAAACTCTGTTTTGTTTTTGTAGAACCCATTAGCAACAAAGACAGGCACATAGTCAACCCATGTGTCGCCGGGCGTTGCACTTAACAGAATCCATTGATTTCGCTTTGCGATCTTCAAGAATGCTTTAACCCATGCACCATAGCCAACAACCCGCTGCTCGTCAAATATAAACATTGCGCCGATAGTATTTGCATACTTCTTTATATTGTTCCACGAGTCAATTACAACTTCAGACGGTTCGATTAGAAATGGTATCAGTTCCATTTCCCACTCTTTGCTGTCTCGTTTCTTGGCTGTAGTTATTATGTACAACGGTACCTTCTTAGGTCGCTTAACAGTTTCTAAGTTGCCGCCACACACTTTGGTATAGTAGTAAGCAAGAGCCGTTCTACTCTTACCAGTGCCAACACCGCCAACAAGAATTGACCCATTGTGAAGCTTGTCGACTGCTTCTTGCTGGTGGTCATATAATCTTACACACAAAGGATTAAACCCTCCGTTTTTACTTACTGGCCAAATGTCCACTTTTTTTTCAGGTTTTATCTATATATAATATTTTTTACATGCGATAATAGTTTTAAAAAAAATCTGGACATCTGGCCACAAATGTTACAAAATTGTTACAAAATGGGCTAATTGTTACAAAAGTGTTACAAAAGTACCTAAAAAGCCCACTTTTAAGCCCATTTATGGCCACAAAATGCCCACATATTTAGATAAAAGTGGCCACAAATTGGCCAAATATTTTCTAAAAAGTGGGCAAAATGTGGCCAATCTGGCCAATTATTTGGCCATTTTTACTTGAACGGTACCTCCTCTTCATCGCCAGCTCCGTAGAGTGACGCAAGGAAATCGTCAGAATCTGAGCTGGGACCATACACCGTGTCACACCAGAACTCGTCAATTACCGGGATGTAGTGCTTCCCATGGAAGTCCGCTTCATAGATATGAAAGCGAATGGTGACGTTGTCGATCACCGAGCTGTCAACAGTGCTGAATGCATCGATTGCAAGCGGCGTAAGATGCCCGGACTCCGGCTCCCTAAGAACGATCCTCGGATAGACCTCTTCCTGCCCGGTAGCAGCGTTGAACCGGTTCCTGGGATAAGCCTTGAACTTCACAAGATGCACCATCTCATCCGGATTGTCATAGTCCTGACGCTCTCTCGCGTTGATGCCCTTCTCCTTCATGTAAGCGAGAATCTCCTCGTCACGGATCTTGATGTCGATGGTATGCGACGGCTTATCGTTAGGGCTCTGGTTAGCCTGCAGCTTACCGCCAATATTCTTAAAGCCGATATCCTTCGTGGTGATTTCAGTAAGGTAAATGCCGTTTCTTCTTTCAGTGAGCTTCATAAGTTAATCCTCCTTTTTAAGATTAATAAGTTCAGCAATCATGCTAGTTGCGTGTTCTGATTTTAATGCTGCAATTTCAAACTCAAGGAACTGCTTTGCTTTCTGCAGATCCTCTATTGCGTCGCCTTTTCTGCCGCTTCTAGCAATATACTTAACGGCAGATCCGAGATTGAAGTTTAACCCCCAATCCCGGATGACATCTTTAGGCTCATACTTCCGCCCCGCTACATAATGGTCGGGGTGTTTAATCACATCTCCCATGCTCGTTCTCCTTTCAGAGTGGTACTTCTTCCGGTCCATTCTCCGGTACATTCATAAATTCAGGTAACTCCGGATCGGGTAACGAATCACTTAAGAACCACTCAAGATCACCATATTCGGCAATTGCTTTTGCTGCATCGTCAACTAGTGCATCGAAGTACTCCCTATTAATACAGGCCTCCTTTCCCTTATTTTTTATGTCTTCGCTTTCCAGCCAACGATAGCCTTTAGTTCCACTGACGGCATAGTACTTGTCGTCCTGCACTCTGTACAGAATGCCTCCACCTGCGCCGTCAACAACAGGACAGAAGCGTCCGACACGCCCAACGAATACATAATTGTGAGCTGATTCTTTTGTCTTCTGAAGCTCTATTATCTTGTCGCCAAGTGCCCACATCGGTTCCAGATATTGTCTAACCTCACAAACAGCAGGATCGGTATAGCAATCGTCAAAGTACTCTCTAGCCGCTTCATCACCCTCCTGAAATCTTGCTATCCAGTTTCCACTAGTGTTTGGCAGCTTCTTTCTAATCAGCTTTTCCGAATATCTCAGCTGCTTATGGTACTGTTTGAGAAGTTCGTGAAGTTCTTGCTCAGCATCGGGTAACCCCTCGTTCTCATCAAGATAGATTGCGCCCTTCATAACATTAAACGTCTGGCAGAGGTCATCAAAGACTACCGGTTCCTTCGTTATTAGAGTCTTCTTAACATACGGCTCCTGGAACTGCGCGGCCTTTGTAAGCCATCCTTCCTTTCTGTCATATGCTACGTATGACGCATCATTCATGAGTACGAACTTGGCGAAGTCACCTTCCGTCTCAAAGGTATACCCATATTCCTTACCAAATCGGACAACGAAATCTTTGATTTCCTGCGTGGCGTTCGGAATCTTGATACTATCTGTCTTGATGTGGCACACCTTGTATCCACGTTTCTCGATCTGCTCCTTGAGCACGAGCATAAACAGGTTTCCTCGTTTGGCAACAATGTTGTCGACATTTCTCGGATCTCTGAACTCATTCTCAAAGGAAGCGCTTGTAAGGCCATATACCGAATTGATGATAATCTTCATTGCCTGTGCCAGATCTTTGGCAGACTCATCATTCAGATACGGCTTGAGTGCTCCGTCAAGAAGCTTTTCGGCAGCAGCAAAGTCTCTGTGTTTCACTGCAACTCGTGCGGCTACGATTTCCGAGAAGACCTTTGTATACTTCGGTCCAAACAGAACCTCTGCCATTATCGAGTGCGGATACTGTGATGCTATATCACCATCCCATACGTTGATGTACATTCCCGGTTCGGAGAATACACGACCACCTTCACCGCCATAGATGCCATGGAAGAGTGATTTCTTATCCTTTGGGGCGTACCTATCGAACGTGTATCCGGGGAAGAATGGAAGGATTGACCATCCTTCTGGTAACTCCTCTCCCGGAATATAATCGCGGTACTCAGGTAATCCTTCAGCATTCCATACACGGAACACATAGTCATCACCAAACTTACGACGGTATTCCTCATACCTATTTGACCCAACAGGCTGCGACAGGTCGCGATAGTTGAACTCGCCCTGCGGCGTTCTGTTTAAGCCAAATATAATCTTCTTTGTAAGCGAGTTTGCTGTGTCGTTGATACGTACATCAGTGCACTCAGGATGCAAGAGCTTAACGAGGTCTACCTGGAACTTGCGAGCCATAAGATAGGGCTGAGTAGCGTTGTATACCGCTTCCGTTGCAAGAACATCATTCTTACAGTATTCAACAATCTCATCCCACATATCCAGAGGCGCCGGTTCCTCCCATGAAATACCCATCTCTTTATGAGAATGACCCAACTTGATTTCCCATTTCTTAAGAGACATACCTTCGCCCGCTGCCTTACAGTACTCGTACACATCACACCACGATGCATTTCGAGCCTGTGTGCTGTTGGCGTTCTTGTCTCTACGATTAATGAGTCGATAGGATCTGTCATAAAGCTGCGCGTTTGTCTCGCCGGTTGCAGCGGCTAACAACATGGGGTTATCGTATTCCCTGCCGTTGAACGTTATGATGTCATAAAGCCTGAGGAGTTCTTCAACGTCAGTAGCCTTTGGATTTTTCATTATGATAAATGAATCCGGTATATTCAACTGCTTGAAGACAATTAGAAACAGGCCTGGGTTACCGGTAGCTTTATCGGGTCTATAAATCTCCGTATCCAACACAATTTTCTGTCTTTCACCAGGGGCCATTCCCGGCGGTGTTTCTACTTCGGACTTAAATTTCATGTTGGCTACTACACTCATACAGCGAGTTCTCTGGTCATGTGCCTCTTGAGCAAACCTCTCTATATCCTTCCGCATGTCGGACACATTGTATGGTTTGCCAGATTCATATGCCTCCAGAAGCAGCTTCTCTATGAAATTAATAGACTGCGGATGATTCTTATGATAACCCATTGCCATGTTGCGCTTTATCTGGGCTCGCAGTTTTCGCTCATTTACATAAGCTTCCTCGTCTATCATCTTTTTCCTCCTTTTCTTTTTGGGTAGACTACCGGCACTGAGATGAGCGATTGGTAACGTGTTACATTTGGTTAGCATACGTCGAAAAGCGGAGCCACCGATTGGTAATTTTATTTCGATTTCGTCGCCGAAGACCGAGTCAAGCTCTTCTATGTCTCCATCATAAATATAATAGCAGTGAATACCCCCGCCGGACTTGGATAGTTCAGCGTATGTCGGTAGCCATGACGATGCCAGCTTTGCGTTCTCAACATAGGACTTCTTGCCATCCTTTCCCTTCTTGTCAAAGTCAATCATGACGAGATTAACGTCAACTGGTGGCTTCATGTAATGCACTTTGTGCGTATCGATGTCCTTAAGCTTTGTCTTACACCTTGCCCACGCTGTTCCCGGTTGCCCACCTTTACCATAGTCGACTTCGAGCTGCGCCAGACTGTCTGCAAACACCTCATCAAACACAGATGCGGTGTCTTCAAACTTCAGCCAGTCAGGTATTACGAAGTCTTCCTTTGGCGTTGGCTTAGTGAGAAACTTGTCTCGCTTGAACCCAGAATATAAACTCCTCACTCGCTTGCCTTCAATTGAGGGCCGCTCGTCGAAGCGATCGAAGTAGTTCATAAGCTCTGACCTGAACTGCTTCTGCATTATCTTGTACGAGTTTGCGTAGGTACAATACTGTCCATACAGTTCCCACGCAGCGCTGAGTGTGATTGAGTCATCCCGGTCAAGCTGATCGTAGATATGGTCAATAAAGTTATAGAAGTCGTTCGTTGCCGCAATCATAGCAATCGGAACGTACCCGTTGTAATAGTCCTCACCCATTGACTCGTATACCTTAAGGCAGTGGTAAGCGATACCACCAAGCTCATGGTTCTTGATTTGCTTCATAAGCATTCTGTACCTGGCCGGCGGTACCTTCTCTTTGCCCTTTGGATTTACGTCAATGAGCCGCCGGATAAGACCTGATTTTGCGTCAGTAATCTTAACCGGACTATTACTTCCGAGGAACAGGAACGCATTACATCGCATAGGAAACTTAGATTGGAACTTGGGATTACACTCAATTTCCTCGTGAGCAACAATCGTATTAAGAATGGTGTTGTCCTCGATTTTACTGAGGTCGCCATCCATCTGAACAGCAACAAGAGGACCATCTTTAAATGTTTCCGTTGAGAAGCTATCAGATTTACTTGTCAATGCTTTTGCATTGAACGTTGTGTAATAGCGCTTCTCAGGCTGGCCATTCTCGTCTACTTTACCGCCGCAGCTGAACAGAGCACAGATGATGTTCAGGATTGTGCCTTTACCGGTTCCGCCTTCACCATACAGAACAATGAACTTCTGTATACGTTTGGAGTCACCGGAGACAATGCTGCCAATTGCCCACTCTATTTTCTTAAGTTCCTCTGGCTCATAGAGTGTGGATGTAATTTCGTCGTATGCTGGTGTCGGTGTATCTTCCAGTGAATACGGCAGTCGTATACTCGCATAGTCACGCGCCTTGACTTTCGTGTCAGCAAATGTAAGCTTCTGGTCAAGGGCGATGAACGTATTCTGCGGTATATACTGTAATATAAACTGTCGGAACTTCTGCGCCGTCTGGGTTCGCGGGTTCCACATCCACGGGATCTTTACTCTCTCGTGTTGCGCTTCAAATTTCTCGGCATACTCACGCAGTGCCGCGTCTGTTTCCGTTATTACGTACTGATACGCCTCGTTACCCGTCAGCCACATGTTTGTGTCTGTGTCCAAGACAGCATACAAGTGACCACCTCGCGTCATGAGACCATCTACCGGTATCTTCTTTAGCACGAAATCGGCATCAATGACTCGAACGCCTTTATTGTCAACGTAGTCAGTAATTTCCAGAAACTTAAGCATTACATGTGTACACCTCCTTTCATAAAAATTAAAGGGCCCGCATTTTCGACGTGCGAGCCCTCTGTGACTTATTCAATTGGTGTGATGATCGGTGTGAATAAACCATACTTATCGTGGTATTGCCATGCTCGGATACCATAGTACGCGCATACAGCACGCTCGACCTTGCAGCCCTTTGCCTGGGTGCCGGTGTCCTCGTCGGCAAATATAACATCTGTAGCACAGCCCAGGAGCGACACACTTTCGCCAAGCCTCCACACTCTTTCATTTACACCTTCTGGCGGCTCGGGATGGTACATGTTAGCAATGAGTATATATTCGTCGTCCACCACCGGATCGCTTGCCCCTGAGGTGAGTGAGGTGGTTTTGTAGCGCATGCTCCAGCGGCCATCTGCATGCCACTTAACCGTAGGCGTTATCAAGTCTTCTGGATGCTCCATTTCCATAAATGCCTGTAGAATGGCAAGGGCTTTCCGTTCTACTATTTCGTCAGAAATCCCATGCATGGCCTGTGAAATAAAGATCTTCTTAAGCATTCTATCTTGCCCTCCCTTCCATGCATCTCAACGTAATAAACTTACGCCGTTTGAGTTCCTCATCAGTAAGATTGAGGTGGACCTGGCACATAACGGTGCCATCCTCTTCGAAGCGTTTGATTGCCATAGAGCCATCGGCTGACGTTGCGTACCAGACAGCGCCAGCAAGGAACGCTCCGACAATTGCTCCAAGAAACAGCAGAATAACCAGAATAATCATTGTTCTTCCTCCTTAAGACCGACACCGTTGTCCAGTTCTATAATCTGAACAATAGCGCGCTGGGTTTTGTTGATGGCAGACAGACTGTCCGCAATGGTCAGAATGTGCAGTTGTGTTCGCCGGTAATTCCAAACGAACTCCACACAGATGCCGATCGCCAACCCAATGATGAATGCGATGGCAACCAAGTAAATCATTTGCTATCACCCCCTTCTTTCTGCACAAGCAGCTTCCGGAGAATATCATTCTGCTCCTGAAGCAAATCACCGCGCTCCTTGTAGAGCCTTACAAGTTCCTTGAGAAGGCTGACATGCTTTTCTGCGAGTCTCCTTTCCTGATCAGTCATCGTCGTCACTCCTTTCGGTGTTTTTGTAGATCAGATCACTCGACGTTGTGTGCCACCTCGCGTCAGTCCCATAGACGCAATAGCCGGGAGGACACATTATGAGGGCTTCTCTCCGCGTTCTGGTCTTGAGGATTCTGGTCCTATCGTTATACCAATCCCGCTGGACAACATAGCCGTAGTATCCGTCGTCGAGCTCATCGGAAGCATTGGGCTTGTCGGTGGAAATAAGCTGATCAAGCTTTCTGTCAATAGACTCGAGAAGCATGATAATGCGCGCCTGATTGGAGGTGACTGTAAGGAAGGGTTCCGCACTGTACAAACTTGCTCTACCATTGTCATGCATAGATTAGTCCTCCTATCTTCTTAACCCCGTTGCCAGTATTGCAAGGCTGCAAGTCAAAATTATAAGCATACACACTATTTTAATCATAGATTAGTCCTCCTTTTTTTCGCTCTTTTTGGTTTTCTTTGTTTCGTTGGTGACACTGATGTTCTTAGCTGTCATTATCCCGAGGCACGCAATTGCCTGTACGGCAGCTGTTACCTCCAGGAAGATGGCAGTGATAAGGTTGAAGTGAACACGGAAATATAAAATGGGGTACAGAATGAGGTTTACGGCATTACCGCAAAGGCACAGCGCGGCAATAATGACAAAGACTTTGGCAGCAAGCTCGTTGCATTTACGATCGTTCATTGTACAATCCTCCCCTTATCGTCAATCATGGGCCAATATGTTGACTTCTTGAATTCTTCCTTTGATTCAATAAAGGTGTAATACGTTTTCTCCTTTCTCTTACGGTGCCGCTGTTTACGCCTGTCGACAATTGTGAGCTTGAACCGCTCGTTTAACAATGTCCCGCCCACAACAAGAACGGGCATCGCTAAAACAACAATAGTGCTGAGAATATCATTCGATACGCCCAGCAACTTTAAATCCAGAATCAATTGAAAGAAAACGACAATCATAGTAAGCCCCATGCTTCTAGTCTCCTATCTTTTTGCAAACCTCGTGAACGTTTTTAACGGTTAGTACAACCCAGTAAAGGGTTATAGCTGGCCAGATAGGCCCAAATCCGGTCAAAAGACCGCCGGCGACTACCGCAGCGATAGCCGCCAGCAGAATTGTATAGATCACTTTTCCTCCTCTTCATCAATATAAAAAGGACCCGTATGGATGTACTCATACAGGTCCAATTTGGCCTCACGCAGTCTATTTGTCAGCGTATAAAGCTGGTTAAGATCCGCAAGGATATCTTTGCAAACGTACGCTACATAATATTCGTCGGATGCTTCTTCTGCAAGCTTACTAGTTATGTCGTACATTGTTCCGAGATCTTTCTGGAACGTCTCCGTATCCATTGTGTTTAACTTTCGAAGTTCAGTGCTTAGCGCTTCCACATTTTCCCGTCGTGTCATTCTCGTCCCTCCCCTCGCTTGTGTGATAGGTAATCATTGCGACGATAGTATCCGGGTCATCGAGGCCAAAGCGAGCGGGATCACACCCCTCATAGCCAAGATCTTTCATAATGCGCTTGATGGCTGACTTCTTAAGGTCACTTGCGAAAATATAAGCCGAAATAATGTTACTCTTCATATTCAGTCCTCCTTTCATGTATGCTCCGCAGTTGGGGCAGTAATTTGCGTTCATGTCCTTCTGCCATTTCCAGTCAATAATGTATGCAGGTATATCGCATCCACAGTTTGAACAGTGTCCATCTATCCACCGTCCAGTCTTCCGCTCTGGCGGCACGGATGGCAAATCTTCTATGATGTTCCTCGCCAGTCTAACGCCGCATCGAATTGAAGCTATTGTATCGTTAAACGGAGGTATCGCCTTGTTGATTTCTTTTTGAAGTGCATCAATCGCCATCCGACGGCTTATTGAATCATCCATCATTTCATCACCGCCGCTCTCTTATCGTCAGCATCAAGCACCATGTACACAGCACCATTATGAAGCTCACTCGTTCCGGATAGCGCACTGCCGTATAGACAATTAGCACTTCCAGCAAAATCTGTAAGAGCGTTCTTGCGACTTCCATAATTTCCTCATCCTCCTTTAGATTGCGTGAACATACTCTTTGCAGCAGGCGAGCAGTTCTTCGTCATCGGTTCCGGTGATATAAAAGTGGCCGCACGGTGCTCCACCATTGGCGTATTCGACAACAACGGCCATGTGGTGATACGGTTCGCTGTGATCTATTGTCTTTGCGCCGAACTCGGCAAGAATATAAACAATGTATTTCTTGCCGTTTTCATCAATGTAATACACGCGATTGCCCTTCCGTTCGATTCGGGGTTCTCCTTTAGCTGGAGCAGGGATCGGCATCCAGGCTACTACCTTGTCCCCGGCATAGAGGTTTGACCAGCAGCCAATCTCCTCACGACACCAAGGGGAATTGTCGATGGAATGGGACATGAAGTATCTCTTGTAACTAGAGACGCTTACCCGCTGATGGCCATTACAATCTACAATGGTTACAAGGTATTCCCCATCATCGCAGGGTTTTGCATCGCGTATTTTTACCCAAAAGTCGTTATCGGTAAACTGCATGATTGGCTTGTCGCTAACCATCATCTCAGTCACATACTCGCTAAATTTCATATTCAGTTCCTCCTTTTGAAAAGAAAAAGGACAGGATGATTGTTAGTCACCCTGTCCGGTTAATAAGACTTAGCATGGTACGCTCCTTTTACAGAGCGTGCTAAGTACTGCCTCGCACTCACAACGTGGTACGCTTCTAAATAGAGTCGCGTGTTGCGAGTCATTATAGGATTTGATTATTTCGCGCTCTCTATTGCCCCAAGACCATACCAGACAATTGCCAGTCCTGCTGCCATACACAGAGCTCCTACAAGTTTGGTTTTCCAATTGGTCATCTTTTGTCCTCCTCTCGCGCAGTGGACATAATTCTGTCGCACTCCGTTTCCGTTTTTGCGGCTTTGAGCCGGTCAATTACCCACGCAGGATAGCACAAATCACGTGCTGCCCTGATATACCAGTTGCGTTCCCTACGGCTGATTTTCGTTGCCATGGCACCTCCTTTGTGAGAAAAACTAAAGGGCCTGTGTATTTCTACACAGACCCCGTCGTCTTAATTGTTAGATGTAGCTTCTATTCTTTCATACTTCGCCTCCTTGCAATATCTTGTCTGTTTCTGGTTATCCTGCTGCTCAATCCAGTCGTATGTCTGCCTCCTTTTCTTTGGATATCTCATATCCATTCCAAAGTCAACATCATCCCAACTAATGTTAACAGTAACCATAACGTACCTCCTTGCTATAGTCGTTGTAAGTTGTCTACTACTTCTATAACAAGGGTTGCTTTTTTCGCGAAATATAAATCATTCAGCGATGATTATTTCTTTTGCGTAAGGCAGGGTCTCGATCCATGTGCACATCATACCCCACTCGTCGAGCTTGTGGTTCTTGCGCTCTTTGTAGATCTTCGCCAGAACCTCATAGTTGAGGAGAACAGTACGCCTCTGGTTGTACGATTCCGGAAGAAGCTGAATCATACACCACCAGTACTTCTTGTCCTTGGTCGCAAGGTACTGCTCACGGCACTCGTTGAGGTACTTAATAGTCAACATTAAGAATCCTCGCGGTGAGAACAGCGTGTTGCTACCGGCGAAATCCGTTACAGGGAGCAGACAGTCAGATGCTTTAGGCATCTGGTGATACGAAAAGTCTGTAATGCTGAAGGGCTTTTCTGCGATTGTGTGCATCGTGCTGGTACTGTTGACTACAGTGCCAATTTTGTATGTATCGAACTGCTTCCACCAATACAGCGGAGCTACAATGTCAACATAAACGCCAATAAAGCGCCTGTATTTAGCGTGGCTGCTGCCGGCTCTTGCCAGATAAGCCATTACCTTTAGATCTTCGCTGCCGAGGGCAACAGCATCACTGCTGCCCCGGCTGTCGCTCTTGTCCCACGAGTTAAAAGAGTTCCGCATGCCGCGGACTGCTTCTTCCCATCCTACGGTGCGCACCTGCTCAAACCTGATCATATGATTCCCTCCCTTTCGCACATTTCGACATAGGTTTCGATATTAAGCGACGGATACCACTCGGGTACAATTTCGTACTCGTGGTGGTCGTCATCTAAGGGTACAAACGATGACATCAGCGAATATGCGCCGCAGTCTGCTGCCAGTATGTTTGCATCCCATCCAGCCTTGTCTGTGCGGTCTGTACACAGCTCACGATGATTGACAAGCATCAGGAAATCGCTAACCGTCGCCTGATAGTTATGCTCTGTCATAGGATCAAATATAAACTGGTTTAACGTCATCATTGCGTCGAGTGCTGTTGCCAAGCTGCTCTCAAAGTATATCGGAGCAACGGACTTTCCGAGCCAATCCATCTTGAAGCGGTGAAGTACTTCACCATCTTCGTCAAAAGCAGGTACAACGGGCTTCGCAAGTTCTGTGCGGATCTCTTTCTCCTTCTCCTCGCCGAAGAGCTTGACCGCGGTATCCCTATACTTCTCGGCGTTAGCCCTGATATGTTTTGCCTTCTGCGTCATTGCAGCAAGTGATGCCGCGCCGCTGGCAATAAGGACTGTACCAGTATGGTGTGCTGCGATGGTGGATCCGATGGTAGCCACCGCCGCTGCTGCTGCCGGAATATAAACAGGTGCTGCTTTCTTGAATTTATCGAATGCAGTTGCCTCTGGCGGCATATTATTCAAGATACGGTCGCACTTAGCGCCGCCTCGGGCGGCAAGCACCGCCGTTACAACGGTGCCTGCGCAGGAAGCAGCTGTCAATATGGTTCTCTTGTTCACCTTCATACGGTCTCCTTTCTTTCGGGGAACATCTTTCCGATAATGCTCTCATATACAGAGAGCTTTGCCTTGAGAACGGCAACTTCAGTTGCGTCTGCGGTTTCGGGCTTAGCGTCGAGAAGAGCCTGCAGACCCGCGTTTCTATCCCGCAGCGTTGCACACTCGCTCTCGGTATGCAGTAAGCGTTCCTTAAGCGTTGCCACGAGATCCTCAAGTTCCTCCGTGCGCTTCTTAAGGAGCGGATCCTGAACCTTAACTTCAACCCGCTTTTCAACCGGCTTCTCGATCATACGGATCTTGTCAACCGGCTTCTCAACCACACGCTCTTCTACGATTGCGGTGTGGAGATACTCGCCAAGCTTACGTCTGAGGAATTCCCTCTCCTCATCGCCAAGCTTCATGAGCGGCTTGCCGTACTTGTTGATGGCAGCAATATACCGCCAAGTCACTTCCGAAATATCCGCCCAGTAGACAGTATCCTGATACATGACGCGAATGGGTCTATCCCATTTCTCAAGCTTCTTCGGAATAAGCTTGAGACAGGTGATCACGCACTTGCTTGACCCGAGAACAAGAAGTTTCTCTTCTTCTCCAACACGGGTAGTAGCACGCCACACCTCGCCGAAGTGGACGATTTCCTCGTTGTCGAGGCTCCTGAGCGCCTTTGACGCCGTAGGATCGGAATACCCTTCGTGGTTTTTCTTGAGCGTTTCTGCTGCCGCAGTCACTGCGGCTTTCATGGACGGAGTGGCAGTGTGGCTCGTCGCTATCGCGGCTGCAGTTACTGCAGTGGAGGCGAGAACGGGCGGCATCACCGGCTTTACAGCCTTTTTCGGGGAGTAAATATAACCTCTTCCCCGCATGCTATCTACATCGGGAAACAGGTCTCTGTGAGTTCGCATCCACATGCGGAGCGTGTCAGGTTTCATATCCGGCTGGCCAATGCCATACCGCACAATGTCGCCAACGGGTACATACTCGCCCGGCTTGCCTGCGAGGTATTTCGTGATCTTGTCTGCTCTTTCCATTGCCGCCGCTTTATCCATCATCTTACCCATATACTTAGTCTCCTTTACTTTACACCGTAATGCGGGTTAAACGGGTATCTCTTTCCGTTTGTTACATCGCGTTTCTCTTTCTGAAACGGGCAGGGTTTGCTGCCAAAGTTTGATGTAGTGAGCAGTGAACACCGGACCTCCAAACCGGTAAAGCCCAGCTGCTTAGCGAAGCATTTGCCCTCGTGGTGGCAAATTGGTGAACAGTTGCCGTAATCCTTCATGACCGTTCTCCTTTCAGTTGTGCTCAATAACGCTCGTTACTATATGCTGCCATCTGTTCCCAGAGGGCTACATACCGCTGGTTTTTAATGGGCCTTTCTAATGGAAACAACCCGCCTCGGCCGTTAGGCGCATAGTTTCTATCCATCCAAGTCTCCACTGTGTGTCTAACCGCTGCCTCATCGAAATGACTGTCGTCATACTGAAGTAGGCCTAAGTTAAACGCCATATCGTAGAACCAGATGTCTGCCCGGTTTTCACTATATTTGCCCAAAATATCATCCATACGGCTCGCTAGTGCAGTAAGGCACTCGAGAACATTACACGGGTATTCCTCATCCTCGACAGTTAATCCGTCGCCCGTGTCCATCGAGTATTCTTTTCGTAGCTGCCGTCCGTCCTCTTCACGTCTGACATCGGTCGGACAAAGGCCAGACACGCGGAACGGAATACTGTACAGGGTTTTGAGCAAATATAAATAAGGCTCTCCCTGGGGATTAACCTTCAGAGAGAGCCAGTTGAAGTACTTATGTGTCATGTTTTAATGGGCTTCGTATGATGTATCGTAAACAACGATTTCAAACTCCTGCCCATGTTTCTCGTTTCTGATGAAGATGTGCTTCTCACCGTGATAAACGGCATCCTGAAGCAGATTTCCGACCATAAGGAAGATCATAGCTGCGTCTATTTCTTCCCCGTCTTCATTTAGTAAGGTTTCGTTACCGGCGTAGTACGACAGATGCATTGATGTAAAGGAACTATCTGATTCGTACTCTTCAGCAGTAATCCGAATAGGCCCGTTTGGCTTTTGTGGCTTTTCTGCCGGTGCCTCCTGCTGCGCCAGCCGCTCGGCTACTTCCGATACCGCCGTGTTTTCAGGCGACTTGTACATCGATGCATAGTTTACGAGTTCAGAGAACTCCTTTGGCTGCTGGGTGTTACTGGCGTCCAACGATGACGATGTTTTTGTTGGTTCAGGCTCCGGTTCCGCCTCCTGCGTTTCTACCACAGGAGGCTTTTCGTTTACCGCGCCGGTCTCTTTCGCATACCAGTCCATATAGAGCTTGTCGACCTTTGCGTCAAACTCTTTCTTGAACTTCTTCTTGAAGAAACCAGCAGTAGCAAGTACGCCAACGGCAGCACCAGCAAGGGTGCCAATTGCGGTTGCTATATATTTATTCATGCTGCATCTCCTTTCGTAAATACGCCGCGACCCCAGAGCGGGAACTGGTCGCAGTTATAGATGAGCTGAACGGTTTCTTCCGCACCGCGCTGCCAACGCCATGCACCTTCGTTATGGATGTCAAAGCACCCGAAGTTAACTTCGCCGGCACATCCGTACCGCTTGTTGTCTTCTTCGAGCGGGTATACCGTCCAGCCAATACCGCTGCCGAATTCAGTAGGACGTCTAATACCGTCCTTACCAATCAGCTGAAGTTCATCACGAACTTCTTGAAGGGTAAGCCAGCCAGGGAGTCCCCTCGGATGTAAGACAGAAGGCTTCTCCATCCTTGATCTCAGCTTGTCAGTTAACTGATCCTGCAACTTCCGCAGCATAAATCGATCGGCCTCGTTGTCGCCGTTAGACAAAAGCGAATAACCGGGTCCAAAGAAGTCCGTCATACTGCCGGGTTCAATCAAAACAGTTTTTGTTTTCACTGCTTTTCCATCATCACCAACTACGGTCACGGGTTCTCCACCTCCTACTTTATTAAGTGTTGCCATGGCGCCGCCCCCTGCTACAGAGGCGGCAACAACCTCCAAGGAAGCATTCCTTGCCCTTTCTTTAGCGTAGGCTTTGCCGAGGTTAACAATGCGGTTCGCGTTCGTAAGATACGATGCCGTGAAGAATCCGGCAGTGCCCACAAACATGGCAATCGGTGCATAAAGAGCCTTTGCAAACTTAACAGCGGCCTTCATACCAAAGCCAATTTTGTCCATAAGCGCATCTTTCTTCGTGTAATCCTCACCCTCGAAGGGCACACCGGCAGCTTCTGCTTCTGCTTTCTGCTGCTCAACCTTAGCAAGTGCTGCCTCGATCCGGGCACAATTGTCGTGATACTCTTCTAAAATGGCATCGCACTTAGGGCGCGCATTCCAGATTGCAATACCAGTTCCGACAAGACCTACAGCGCCTGCAGCAAAATATAACACAGGCGCATGCTGGCTCGCAGTAAACGCGAGTCGTTCAAACACTTTTCCTAAAAACATATGTCTCTCCTTTATCTTCTGAATTCAACGGGCTCCGGAAACTCAGCAGCCCACCAACCATCGGGTGTCTGACGCGGCCTAACTCCTTCCAGTGAGTACCAGCCGAAGCTATCCGACATTGTATTGGTGTTTCTGCGCCCCAGGTGCTCGTTCAACTGATTAACAGAAACGCGTCCATAGATCCGCAAATACTTGCGATACAGTTCCTGTACAAGTACAGTGACATCGCGCGGACTATGAAATATAATTTCCTCCATCAACGGAGTATTACCAGTGGCGCGATATTCCTCTGATTTTCCCGTGTACCATGACGGGTTATCTGACATTCTGGTTACACTGGATCCTCTGGTACTATATGAGGTTCGAGAGGTGTTACCTCTGATTGACTGTTCCAACCCGCCAATAATCGTATCGGCGAGAAAATTTCGAAGATCCGGTAAAAACTGGCGTTTCATACGTTTGTAAATCGCCGTTGCCGGATCTTCTGCAAAAAGCCAACCAAAGAATAATCCCAGTGGTGACTTTTCTGTCATTTCCTGTTTCCTTTTTTCACGCTCGTCATCAGATACGAGCGACTTACGCAAATCACTAACCTGCGCTTTTGCTGCAGATTTAAGAGCCTCTGCTGCGAGGTCACTCAAGTTATTTAAGTCATTCATACGAGAAAAATTAAAGGGCCTGTGAATTTCTCACAGACCCTTTTGAACCTCCTTTCCTGAGGATTTTGGCGTTAATGCTTAGATCATGCCACCATTGCTGCCGCCAAAACCAGTGTCAAAGCCGCTGTCAGTCCGATCCGTCCCGTAGGTCGGCGTGGGATTCGCTGCCGTGCCAGTGCTGTCAGGCTGCCCTTTGTCCCTCGTAAGCAGGGCGTGCGCGGTACCCGCTGCTCCTAAGATGGCGAAGCCGCCGACGGTTACTCCGCCGGCAATCTTCAACCCCTTAGTAATCTTCGGGTGCTTACGCGCAAACCCTGCCAAGAAGCCCTCTTTGGGCGTTTCCTGCTGCGTCTGAGTCGGCTGCTGATCCGTTGCCGGTGCCTGTGCGGGCGCCGGGTTCTGAACCTGCTGCTGCTGATTTTCAGTTGCATTGTTGTTGCCGTTTGCATTGTTTGCATTGTTGTTGTTTGCCATAATCGTTCCTCCTTATAGGAAATTTAATTATCAGTTTCCATTACAAACCCTGTTTTTTTCGCGAAACCACTTTCGTGGTATCTGGCGAAAACTTAGTGGGCTTGTGCGAATGCGTATTCACAGGGTCGCCCAGACAATCAAAACACGGGTCTTCGTTGGCGTCCCGCTCATAATAGATGCACTTGGGACAATATTCGTGGAATTCCACGAGCTTTTCGGTGTATTGCATTGCTTGCCTCCATTAGTTGTCCATGCTCGGACCGGCAATCCCGGTAAAGAAGTTGACAATATAACCGGGTTCAGCGCCGTTGTATTCAAAGGTTTCTGAGAGGTCGACATTCACAACCTGTCCGCGGTCCGGATCCCATGTGACAAGATCGGCGCAATCCGGAATTTTTTCGTACGGGACATTCCATTTCATAATAATGTCCCGGAAAGAACGTACGCGGCGCTTGCCAGATCCCTCTAGTACTTTGGATACCTCGTCTCGGCTTTCCAGCACGGAGCTTAGAATGAATGCCTTGCTGGCACGTACGGTTACTCCGGTGAAGGGTTCCCTAAATATAAACGTGCCGGTACCGGTGTCATACACGTCATCCATGACTACAGGCTTGGACTCGGCCATGGACTTTACCTGCTTCTTCCGGATCTCCTGCTCCTTCTCCTCGCCAACGACTTCTCTGGTTGCTTTTTCGTACGCGTCATGCGCTGTCTTTGCTGTCTGAGCGACAGTAACGGCAGAAGCCGCAGTCGATGCCAGCTTCGCTATCTTGCCGGCGTTGCTCTTTGCATTCCACACGGTCGCGCCGATGCTTACTGCGGTGGCACCGATAACAGGTAAAAGGGATGGCGCAACCGCCGTAACCTTCTCCCAGTTGCTAGCATCTTTCTTTTCTTCGAGGATGCGCTCACATTTGGGACGTGCGTTCCATGCCGCAATTACTGCCCCTACGGTGCCGGCAATACTTATACCAGCCAGAATCACGTTGTCGTGTGACTTGAAAAACTGCTTGATACCCATTGTGTTACCTCCTTTATTTTAAAAGTTTCATGGCAGAGAGCACAGACCCTCTGTCATAGCCCTGAGCTACCCGCGCATTGAAGAACTTCTTCTCGTTGTTGGTCATCGGTCTCTTGAGGTCCCACCAGAATCCCATGCTCGGATCCCAGACCCGCCGATCGCTGCTGCCGCCCTTGGCTCCGTTTGCCTTCTTGATTGCATCAGCAGCAAGAGACACACCACCTATCGTGGCAAGTGTAATATATGCCGTTTCCTCGGGGTGCGTCTTCACCCACCAACCGGCATCGCTTGCCGCTTTCTTTACCTTGTCCATAAATCCTTTCTTTTCGAACGCTGTAGTTCCCATATAGTTCTCCTTTCTTTGTGAATTGTGAGAAAAACTAAAGGGCCTGTGAATTTCTTCACAGACCCCATCGTCCATTACTTGAACATCCGATCCAAAAAGGATCGCTGTTTAAGTGCATCGCTTGCCACCGTCTTCTGAGTCAAGCTCAGGAACGGCTTGCCGTTGTCGCCGAGCTCTCTGTCTACGATCGACTTTGTGACGCAAGCCGACAAGACCGTCCCAAGGATACCGCCCGCCGTACTAACAACGGTTCTGACCCAGCCCTGCTTCTCCGCTGCCTTGTTGGCGCGAATAGTTTCACTGTCGCCAGTAACCGCTTTGTACAGGTCAGCGGCCACCTTGATCGTTTCCTTGTCGGCCTGCTCGTAAGTCGCATCCTCTTCGAGTCTTGCGAATACTGCTGTTGCCGCATCCAGTGCCTTCTGTCTCATTTCCTGTTCAGTTGCTGCCATGCTGTTTCCTCCTTTTCGAGTGTTCAATTACATGTGTCACTATACCCTCTGCAATTTTCGCGATTGAGAAAAACTAAAGGGCCTGTGTATTTCTACACAGACCCTATCGTCTTGCTACTCGATCTTAACCTCAGAAGTGGTATACTTCTTGTGCTTGATCACCTTCTTGCCGTAAACTACCGCTGCCGTGACGACGCCTGCCGTCGCAACAATCAGAGTTCCTACAATAAGTTTCGCCTTGTTCATAAGCATTTCCTCCTTAAAAGTTTTGTTATCTCGTTGCATAATAAGTTCTGATTTTCTCGCGATTGAGAAAAACTAAAGGGCCTGTGTATTTCTACACAGACCCCATCGTCTTCTACTCTTTCCATTTATCAATAATTTCTTTTATTACTCCGCTGATAAATGAAATGCCGAACATAAATCCTATCACCAGCGCTGCATCGTGGAAACCTCGGCCAAAGCCGAGTCCCATAATGCATAACGCTGCCATAATAAATATTGTTACTGCCATATTCATTTCCTCCTTAATAATAAAGATACAAAGATAAACTTTAACCAGTATCATTATAGGAGTTGATTTATTCGCGACCGGTGGTTATCTGGAGCTGGTAGCGGCAAAATATAAGCAGGCTACATAGTCTTCATCAAGTGACAAAGCGTCAGCAATCTCTTTAAACGTAAGAAACTCGTCTTCGTGCATCGTCTTAATAAGATCAAGCATAGCTCCTCCTTATAGTGAAAAACAATAGAGCCCGTGAATATCTCACGAGCTCTGTCGTTGTGCCTATATTAATTATTTGGATTCTTTTTCTGTGGCTTCCAAACGCTCGATGATGTCTCTTATGGTGCTCATCATGCTATCCTGCGATGTTGCTCCTGCGAGTGCCAGTTCCTCCAGTTCGTTTCCGGTGATCTTGATACCGAAACGTTCGACCTCTGCGTCGCTATCTTCACCCACCGCTGTGAGTGTAATAGCGGCCAGAATATCGTCGTCTCCGTCCTCTCGATCTGCCACAAACGCCAGACCTGTTACTCTAAGGTAACCCATCAGCTCGATGTTCTCATTGTTTGCTACCTCATTCATCATTTCCTGCATTGTCATAAATTTTGCCATATTGTTTCCTCCTTTGTAAAACAATTAATACGCTGTTTCACTATAAGTTCTGCAATTTTCGCGACTTGAGGAAAAACAAAAGAGCCTGTGAATATCTCACAGACTCTTCGTCTCAAACCACCTTAATTCTTGGGTCTTGGATCCCAGAATAGAAATAGCATTGCTAGCCCGACGAACGCTGCCGCCACACTAGGATTTTCCATCCTAGATGCAACGAACAGTGCTGCCAGGGTAACTATAAGTTCTATCAGTTTTCTGTATTCCTTCATAATATACCTCCTTGAATTATTGCTGTTGTTTGCTATTACAACCCATGCTTTTTTCGCGAAAAACAAAGGAGCCCGTGATTATCTCACGAACTCCGTCGTCTTTTAGAACCATCCAAAATAGTTGCCGAGTGCCGTAATGCTTTCGTACATCATCTCAATGAATCTAATACTACTAAACATATTAAGTCCTCCTTAGAATTTTGTTTCTTGTTCTACTACAAGTCATGCTTTTTTCGCGAAATAGGGTAAAACAAAGGAGCCCGTGATTATCTCACGAGCCCCATTGCTTCGATTCCACCTTATTCGTCTATTCCAGCCATGCACTTTGCAAGCTCATGCTGCATTCCATTCTTCAATCTTTTCAGTGTCTTTATCCAACCGTTAATGTCGCCTACAGTAACCGGGAAGGCGATGGTTTCGTCAATGTCCATTAAATTTATTGTAACATAGCCTCTCACCCCTTCCATCGTAGCTCTATAAGTGCCACCAATGTCGTTCCAGTTCACCTCGTTAATATTGCGAGTTTTGTTGCTGCCATTTGCCATAATAAAGTCCTCCTGTAAAATAGAGTTATATAGTATCATTACAAGGCCTGTATTATTCGCGAATTAAAGGTTTTCCCGAAAAACCCCACCGAGGAATTTTTCGATTTCCATTTCGGAAACCCTTCGAATTCGAGCCTTTTTGAAAATATAAAAGTATCTGTCGAAGTCTTGCTCCTCCATGGTAGCAAAATATCACTGTTTACCGTCGCCTGCGTCCTGAATGAGAGAAAAAAAGAGACCCCGTGATTTATTCACGAGGCCTCTCGGCCGAAACTATTTTAATTCTTCGGTGGTTGATGTACTTGCTTGATTTGCGATCGCTTGCCGCAACCGGGGTTTTACTTTTGCTATTATAGCTGCTAACTGCTGCAATACTTTTGGGTTACTTTCTAGTATTGCTTCAGCTGCACCATGCAATAGTTGCTCCTGTGCTGCTACAAACTGTTCTTCTCTTACCGCTTTAAAAACGTTATCCATAAATACCTCCTTTGAATCTAGTCTATAGTTTCACTATAGCCCGACATTTTTTCGCGGAGGTAAAATATCACTTATGAACAATCACCTTAAGTGTCATGGTCTTCTTAGCTTCAATCTTGTCGAGGTCCTGCTCAAGCTCCAGTGTGCACAGGTCTTTCGTCGGGTCTGAGTGATTGATCTGGAAACTGCCGGAAGGCTTGGGCAGCCCAACGAGCCACCCAAGCGTAAAGCCAATCACAAATATAACCAGTGCAAGAGCAATGAGCACGGTCAGGTTAGCGGTGATCATACCGTACCGCCGCCGGTACTGCCGCCATCGTCAACCCGGCCAGACGGCGCAAACTTCGGATGGCCCACATAACCGGTCTCCGGGTAATAGTATACGTGAGACGGGTCGGGGTCATCACCGCCGATTACCAGCATCATATCGGCAAACAGTCGAATGGTTCCTACAGGAACGATGATCCCAGTTTCTCCTTCGCGTATGCTCTCCGGTTCTGTAAGAACATAACTAGTATTCTTAATTGTAGCCGACGTCATTGTTTCAGAATCGGCAGTCTTCTGATAGGTAATCTTACGGCCAACCAGATCGTCCAGTGTAAGCCCCGTAGCGATCGGCGCCTCTGACGTCCAATAACGGGACCCGCCAGAGTCAACCTGATCGTCATGCAGATAAAGAACGATATCATCACTTGCAGGCCGTGCCGGCTCATTTACACCAAGAATACCGGTGGCGCGGTCGTAGAAAAGATTGGTTTCTGGATACTCGAGACGTATAACGCTCATGTATCCCGCATCCATGGCACGTGTAATTGGAAAGACATGCCAATAATCTCCCGAAAGAGCCGGCACACGAACAAACACGCCAACCAGATCTTCTGTAGACAAACCCTTGGGAAGCTGTACGTCGTTTATCTTGCGAGTTTCTTCATTAAGTGTAAGGGTGATACTGAAATCCCCAGTTTCTCTTCTGAATCTCATAGATCAGTTCCTTTCTTATTTAGTCTGGCTACCACCGAACACAACTGCAACATGTCCGACCAATCCTGTACTCTTATTATAGTAAATAAAGTCCTCAGTATCCGTAGCGCCAGTCTCATCGGTGAAGGAAATCATGATATGCGGGGTACCAGAAGAAACAGTGATGGCTTTGCCGGGAGCATATTCTACACGTTCACTGGCTGTCGTTACCTTAACATCAGTAATCTTACCCTGATAAGTATGCCTAACGTCAGCACTTTCTTTGAAGATCAGCGTTACGTTGGCCCCCTTCACAAGCGCATCACTAGAGTATGCTTTTGACGACACATAACGCGGATTTCCGGCGTCGTCCATATCGTCCGCCACAAGTTCCAGAGACGGCCTCTCGGGCTCATTCGCACTAAGAATACCGGTAGTGGGATCGTAGTAAAGGAGATTCTGTAGGTTATTCCCGAGCATAATGCTCACTACACCATCATCGTCAAAAACCGTTGTAATAGCGCTAAGCTGAATACTGTTACCCATGGCCGGCATTTTAATAGCAACACCAAGAAGATCTTCACCGGAAAGACCTTTGGGGAGCTGAATATCTTTAGGTTTATTAGTTTCTTCATCAAACGTAAGATTAATACTGAAATCCCCAGTTTCTCTTCTGAATCTCATTACTTCACCTCGATCACAGTGGCATCTGTGCCTTTCTTCTTGAGCGTGTTTACAGCAGCAGTGGCGTTTGCCTTGGCCTTATAGACCGTCTTGGTCACAACAGAATATCCACCATTGCGTTCAATGATAACCGCGCCGGTAGCACGCTGCTTCTTTACAGCATTGCCTTTGGTCTTGTAGAAGCCAAGCTGGACACGGTAAACCGTTACCTTCTTTTCTTCTTCCTTGGTATAGCGCAGGCAGAATCTCCAGCCATAGTCAAACCAGTTCGTTACGGAAATCTCCTGCCCAGTCTGGTCTCCTGCTTTACCATTCTCAGCGCCGCCAAACGCATTACCTCTGGCACCAACAAGCTGAAGTTTACTGTTGGCAACCATTTCGACATGCTTGCCGGGGTTAAGTACCACATCTCCGACGCGCATTCCCTTACCGGTCTTGAGGTTTACCTTATCAGTAACGTCTTCAAAACCCGCTAACGTGAAGTACCGCCGCATCGTTGCTGTGTACGTATCGGCAGGGATCTTGGTAAGCCCAGCAGCCCTATATGCTGCAGCAATAAACGAGCTGCAGGCATAGTCAGGACCTGTGCGTTTACCCTTAGCATTATTGTAGCCGTGCTTGTTATCTTTAGCAGTTGCCAGAGCCCAATTCACGGCTTTTCTTACAATAGGATTCATTTCCGGTTCCTTCTCCAGAAGCTCCTTATCATACCGGTCAAGATTGAACCGCATGACAAGTGCCTTAATCTTGTTGACGTACTGCGGGTCCGTCGCATACCCGCCGTTCTTAATAAGGTTGGCCGCCGAAATATAATCACGACACTCCGTGATTCCTTTGTATCTTAAGTTGTTACCATTCTTTGCACCAATCAGGTATAAACTATGATCTTTTATGGAATCTTCGAGGCACCCATATTTTCTAAATACGTCGTTAATAGTTACCCAGCCGCTCGCACTACTCCATTCCTTAGTCGGTACTGTGACTGTGCTCTCTCCATCCCAGACCGAAACCCAAGTATTACCAGACAGCGTTGCCTTCATACCGAAAGCATTGTTACTTGACCTCACAAGACGCGTTGTTACGTATCCGGATTCGAGGATCATCTGTGCTGCCGTTACAGAATATAAGATTCCGCTGTCATCACATTTGTGAACCATGTCAAGAATCTTCTCTGCGGCTTTACCTTCGCTCAGTCCGACGAAGTCAGAAGCCTGCGTTCCTTTGATAGTATCGGCGGCTGCTTCGTTAGTGTACACGGCCTTACCCTTATCGTCGAAGACAGAATATCCATTCGGACACGCCGCCTTCGCGTTAGCAAGAATCGTATAAGCACCAAGTTGACTTGCTGCATCTTTCCACGTCTTTCTGACTCTGTAATAAGAAACAGACTCGTACTCGTCATTAGTAACGGTTGTCAACTTGCCGCTAAGAGCATTTTTAACCGCCCGCCTGAACGTGTCCATACTCAGGCCGAACTTAGGCCAGACATGCGACGGATCGACATGAGATGTCGATAAGCCAGCCAGTCGTCCCTCATCGTGTGAACTGATCAAATATAACCCGGACGGGAGCTTCTTCGTAGGATCCCAGCCATACCGCTTGCAGATGTCTGCACACAGCAGCACGGCCGTATCATAACCTCTGAGGATGTCCTGCTTAAAGAGCTTATCGTTAGTGACGTAATAGTTGGCACCGGAAGTATAACGCATCCAGTCGGACTCCGCGATCTCAATCGTGATGAGATTACGGTTCCCATATCCGCCATCCGCCCAGGAATAATACTCCTCGGGCAGCATCTGGTAAGCCCTGCCAGCGACATCCGCGTCGCAAATATAAGTCGTGGCTGAAGAAACAAACGAGCTATTCCAGTAGTCCACGACAGCTTTACCGGTGCCCTGCGCGGTACCAATCGTGTGAATCTGAATACCGATAGGCGTGCGCTTGACACCATTTTTATAGCATCTATTATTCTTGATGTACGACTTAACTATCTGAAGCGCCATCTTTTGCCTCCTCCTGAGCTTTGTTATAAGCAGCAAGCTCCTGCTCGTACTGCTGCCTCACAAGATTAGAAACCTGTGATGCCGCATTTGCCAGTAAAGGCTCCACTATAAAAAGAGGAAGGCCGGACTCGTTAATGAGCTCGGCCAGTTTCTGTGAGAATTCCTCTCGCATCATAAGAATCGTTTTACCGTTACCTTCCATCATCGTCTCCTTTTAATTCATGTACCTGCGCAGACAGCTCCTGCACAGCCTTGACAAGATAGGCAACTACCTGATAGGTGTTTACCTGTTTCTCGTCCATGTTACCATCTTCGTCATAACCTCCGCCAAGAGCGAGGTTCGGATCAATTTTCTCGAGCTCGTCAGCCACAAACCCAATATCCTGATGCCGGCCGTCACGTTTCCAATCAAACTGGCGAACAAGCATCTTGTTTACAGCCTTCAGCCCAACGACATCAGTAGGTTTGATGTTCTCTTTAAGCCGAATATCCGAAGTTGAAGCTGACCATATGGTTTTAACAGAATAATTGTTGCCCGTCGCGCCCCACTGACCAGATACTCTGAACTGATAGTTGGAACCATCAACCCTCGCCGAAACAAAAGCCACACGCCGGCCGTCAGTACCATAAGAGCCAACGGGTTTTTGGAAGCCACTGTACGTTTCCACGCTTGTTAAACTTGTTGGGTGCGGGATGTAGACATTGTAATCGGGGCCCGAGCGTATGATCCAAGCACTTTTGTCGACGTCGTAAAGGCCAATGTTACCAGCAGCAGAGGTTGTAAAACGGCCAGTTCGTTCAATGTCTCCGCCATCGGTTGCATGGACATCCACCGAGTTAGAGTGAATGTGGGTATAATTTACGCCGCCGCCACTAAAGATGGAACCATCCACAGAAAGCTCCAAATTATAGGTGCTGTCCGACGTACCTAACCGAATTTTGTTATACGTAATGCTTACATTATTAGTAATCTGCGAGGCAAGCTTCTCTTTTGCCCAAATCGTGTTATTTGGGTTCAGCCAAAGGTGACCACGGGTCTTAGCATCTGTGTTAACAAAATCGAGGTCTAAGCCAGCACCGCTCAGGATAGCCTCCATTGTAATAGCATTACCAAGCTTATACGTTCCTCTAAACGATGTGGCTACTATATCGCCCTTAAATGACCCACTTGTAGCTGTGATCTTACCGGTAATATCAGCATTTCTGGCAAACAGTTCACCATTATGCTTGATGTAGAACATGTCGGTTTCGGAACCGCCGTTTTCTACATGCCACACGTCGCCCTTTGTAATCCGCTTAATGTAAAAAGCAAGGTTGCCGGGCTTACCGTCGCCTTTCATGCCGACTTCGTATTCGTACGTACCGTCGTCACCATGCTTATACAAGGACGTTGGGTATCTATGGCCTCCATTGACGCTTGTCTTTGTCCAACAATCCTTATCACCAGCCACACTAATAAACCCGCCAAGGTCAGCGTACTTAGCCGTGATGGCTTCAAACGTAGCAACAGGCGACGTAATGTTGGACATGATTGTAGCCGCGTGATTTCTGATGAGCACCATCACTCGGTCCCCTGTTTTAACGCCAACCGTTGTAGACACCGGTGTAGGGGTGTCGGCACCGTCAAATATAACCGATACATTATCCTGCTCGTCTACCTGAGCGGTGCCGTAGACAAATGTCGACTGGTTCCGGTTCCTTGCATTGTTGCCAGAAACCAGTTTTGCAAAATCACTTACAAGTGACTCTGGTAATTTCATCTTAATCACCCCACAATCTTTCTGTATAAACAGCGGTCTCCTGAACAGTACATCCGGAGACACAGTTGATTACCTGTCTTATTACTTGGGCCTTTACATTTTGAAGACCCGCTCGCTCATAATTCAATTCAACACAGTCACCCACGCGCACGTCGCAGTAACCATGAGAATATGTAATTGTGTGCTCTATAGACGACATCTGCTTTAATTTGTTTCTCGCATATTCCCATATTTGTGCTTGGGTCAAACCCGCTGCCGCATCGGGGTTAGTGTCTCGATACACTATCTCACGCCCGCGAGACGGTACAGATACTATGCTGCTTTTAGCCTGATTAGTTGCCCTTGTAAACAAAGGCGGACTAGTATCATTGGGAGAATAAATGACCTCTACAACATTTGGAATGCCGTAGAGGTCTTTGGAAATAGATATGTCTGGAAGCAATATAGAGCTGTTGTCGTCTGTGTACGTCCAGTAGGGCTGCAGCGAGTCGAGATCCTGATCAGGTGCAAACAGAATGCTACCATCCGGAGCTAAGTCCAAATGGTAGCCTGCATTTGCCAGTAAATCTGTTAAGAACAGAAGCCGCGTATCCTGAACGTCGGATACAAAAGTAGCATCCAATTTTATTTTGTCCGAATCCGCTACAATAGGAGCTCTTGCTCCATCTGCGGCTATCTGCTTTGCCGCCCATATAATATTCGTCCCTTTCTGAATAGAATATCCCATGGGCATTGTCTTTTCTTTCAGCTCGAGTAGTGGCGTATATCCGTCCTGTGTAACTGTTCGCTTTCTTCCATCAAATGTTACATTTGGGGAAGAGCATAAGTATGTACCCAACGGAATGCGCTCACGTATCCCACACTGAGTCGTAACAAGATAGACTCGAACATACATGTCGGTGAGATCGTCGTCACAGTCAATTGACGCTGAGCCCAGAGTTTCTTCTGTTGAGTCTCTCGTTATTGAACAGCTTGTAATGTTTGTAATTTGTCTTCGGTCAGTCCAAGTAAGAGGATTTACTTCATAGAACTCGTATGTCTGCTGCATGGATTGCGTCCAATCAGGCATTTAGGCTCCCTCCTCTACTTCCGTTGTTTCCTGCGGCTGAACTTCCTCGTCTTCATCTACCGCTATTTCTTCATCCACAGTAATTCTTCTCATATTACCGTCTTCCGGATTGCTTACTTTCTTAATGTCGAAAGATACCTGAACAATCGGATTATTGTGAGAAATAGAATATGAAACATTTACCTGTGCATAATAGCCTGTTCCAGACGGCTCTCTCACATAGACATCGCCAGGATATCTTGCCAGCTTACGGATGCTTGCAATTGTATCAACATCCGTCTTAGGCACTTCCACTTTCCACTGGGACGTGTAGCCCTTCTGTGTGCCATAGTAACTAACCGGATTCTCCCGACCGATGTATTCAACCAAAGCTACATCCTGTGCAAAGTTATCTGAAACGTCAATGTTGTAAGGTAACCGCAGCAGGCTGCCAGTCCATGCCGGTGCCTCTTCTTCTGCGTCTTCAGCTATGTCGAAGTATGTCCAGCCTTCGTCCCACTGAAGAACAACCGCCGTTTCCTCTGTAGGTACACCCGGCATGTCGGCATAATCTATTGACCCGGTTACAGCACTTCTAAATATAATTCTGTATCTGGCATAGTCTAGCGCCGGATGTGGATCGGTGACTACGGTAGGTGTCGACGAATCGATATCCTCATAAATTCGAGTAAGCGAGCCGTCCGTTTCCCGTCGGTAAACGCTAAATGTGCCAGGCGGATACGCTTCTCCACCAAATTCGTCGAGAACAAACGGCCTAATACTTGCCGTTAATGCTTCGTAGTCTATCAGAATTTCAGCAGACGGTTCAAACGGAGTTTCTTTGATTGCCGATGCAAACTTAAATGATGTTGACCGAGCCGTTAAGCCAGTATTCATCGCCGCAGTAGCATCGATCTTATACTTCGCGCCAGGTTCAAAGTGAATATCGCCCGGCGTTAATGTGAACGTGATCTTGTTGGCATAAGGTGCTGCTTCATCTTCTTCTGTCTGTATTGATATGGTCTTAGAATAGATAGAATCGCCAGAGGCTACATAAATATTCTCGCCATTGGCTATCTCAGTATCATAGCCATCGCCGTCGTTTATGATGGATAAGCTTGCGCCAAGTGCTTTCTGGCTCGTAGGCTTTACCGTCATTTCAATTGTAACAGGGAATCCTGTCACACCCAAAGTTCCTTCGGCATCTTCCTCTGTAGGAGTTATTGACAAACCAATGGATGGCTTAGCATAGAAGTTGATTGTTCGCGCGCTTGAAAAGCCACTGAAGTCGGGGTGTAAACCCTTTGTTTGAACCTGCCATGTTAATGTGGAGCCATCGGTTATCGTACCCTTATATGCTACTTCTTTTAGCGTTCCCTTTTCTACGGTTCCTGTGCCAATAATAACCTTGCCTTTTGACGTGTTTACTTTGACATAGCCAAGGGCTTTAAGCTTGCCGTCAAGAGTAATTTCTGTTGTATTCTGATCGCCCCCGGGGCTAACCACAAGTTTAACTTTTGCACCCTGCTGTTCAGAGCCGTCCTGAGTGTTATGCGTCCAGTTAAGTGTAACTGTGTTTCCAGGAGACGCTTTTTCAGAATATGACCATGTCGTAGGAGCACTTGGCTTTGTAGCAAGTACCTGTGAGCCAATTCCAGACCAAGCGCCATTGCCAGTATCGTTTACACCACGTACACGGAAATACCATCGTGTAGCAGTGCTAAGACCGGAAATAATTCTACGGTCATACTTATCATCTGGCCCTGTATGCTTTTCTGACGAATCGGTTTGTGAACCAGTAGAATATCTTATTTTGTCAGCACTGTCAGCATATTCGATTTCGTAGCTTTTACTACCCGACGACTTCTTCCATTCTATAAGAAGAGAGTCTGCCGAATATGCTTTAGCTGTTGGATTTGGTGTCACCTTATCCGGAATGGCATACTGGTTCTCGGTATAATCGGTCCACGGGCTGGTAACTAGCGGGCCGTAAGTCTTTGCCCTAACGCGTACTTTATACCGATTACCAGCTGCTATCTTTTGCGACTTGAATGATGACCAACCCTCAAGATGTTTTTTAGTTTTGCTAAGCCTGTACGTTGCTGAATCGATTACTTTTTTATCGTTTTCAACAACTTGGTAGTCAATGTCTACTGTTCTGTTATCAAGAAACTGATAATTATCTACCGTTACCGTGAGAGAATTTCGCCCCATGGTAACTGTTGGCGTGGGTGGCGTGTTCGGGGGCACAGCTTTTCTGACAGCATATGTTGCCCACGTCTTAACCCATGCCCCGTTAAATTTCGGGGTCTTATTCTTATCGTTCTTTGTCTTAGCGATAGGCTTAACGTTTGCACGGACAGTGACCGCGTTCTCCGGCGGGCTGTAAGTGGCCAATTTCAGTTTTACAGTAGAAGTAGAACCATCAAACCAGTAATTCGTGTTTTTCTTTTTCTTCTTGTTTTTTGGATCTGTAGTCTTATACGTATTACCAGTAGAATACTGCCATTTGATTTCGTAGCTATCTACATCCTTGTTGTCGAACGTCCAACGTGCAAATAGCGTATTGTCAGTACCTTTTTGCTTATATATTTTAAGCCCTTTTACTTGTTTACCAGCCACTTACTATGCCCTCCTTTCCATTCTTACAGCTCTGACGAGGCTTGCTACCGCATTAGATACGTTCGTACCATCGTCATACGTTATGCCATTAATCACATATGTATCACCATTTCTGCCAGATTCAACAGAACCGCGAAGTGCTGTCAACGCAGACAGAATATCACCATTAGTTGCACGCCGAGCAACGCTACCACTAATGCCAGTAACATCGACTGTATTACCATTGAGCATCTTACTGATTCCATTAGCTCCATTTTGAATTTCACTAAGGTCAAGCACAGGAGTAATGGTGGGCGCGGTATCCATATCATCAGTCAGGAGACTGTTAATCATGTTACCGGCGTTCTCAAGACCATCTTTGGCTTCACTGACCAAATCAGTACTAGCATTAACCGCCAGATACGTATAGTCTGTAATAGCGTTAGCATAACCCTGAACAAACCACTTACCCAGCTTATAGGTTTCCTTTGCCGGTGAGTTTGCATCTTCCTCTGCCTTTGACGCATTAATTGCCGCTCTGGTTGCTATTCTAGCCGCAGCAGTCATGAAATACGTATGGTTAGAAATACCATCGGCAAAGCCTGTAGCAAAATATAAACCAGCTTCACTGGCGCCAGACGCGGCACTAGATGCGGCAGCAATTGCGTAGCCAACCGCATTTCTAGCCTGTGCTGACGGATACCCTGCATTATTGCTAATACCGGCACCCAACTGGCTCATCAGGTCTGTACCAATTGATGCAAACTCGCCAGCCGAGCTTCTAATAGCATCAGCTGCTGCTTTTGCAGCACTAGATGCAGCACTAGCCATTCCAGATGCTCCGGTTTCAAACGATGTAGTCATCGCTTTACCAGCATCTTCAGCGCCACTTGTGTTAACCTTTACATCAATGGTAGTCTCCGTAGTCGTGGTTTCCGGATTATTAAGCTCGGTTTCATTCAGAGTATCAACGGCTGTTTTAAGTCGATCGACGCCGGGAAATGTCTTGCCATCAAGCCCCTCAAAAGTGGCAACAAGCTTGTCAATGTTCTGTTTAAAGGTATCTGTCAGTAAGGAATTTGCAAGGTCACTTCCGTCAAACGTTACTTCAGAAAATGTAGCGCACGCTGTCGCTAAATTTTTGGCTGCTTTTGCGGCTTTTTCTGTTGCATCAACGTCGCTTATCTTCTCAGTAAAACTCTGGAGCCCTTCGCCATAGGTTTCTAACTCGCCCCCCAGACTACTGAGCGATGTACTGCCACGGCTAAGTGAATCGCCATATCTGGAGATGGAATCCATTACTTTCGATATTGCTACGCTAGCATCGGCTGCCGTCGAAAGTTTGCTTGAATCCATCGTGCCAAGGTTATTAGCAAACGCCGTCAGTGCTTTTCCAAGACCCTCGCAGTTTGTTGCAAATTCATCGAAGTCTTGCTCGCCAAACACAAACGCGCCAATTGCATCAAGAAGGCCGCCCTCTGTCGGTACAGCAGCTATTGCTTGTGCAACTGTGTTTATCGTATTAACGTCAAGATCAAAGTTTTCAAGCCCAAGGTTGCTAAGCCGTATACTGGCCAGCTTTAAGGAATGAGCCAACCCAACAATCTTTTCGTCAAAAGATTCGAAATTGACTTCGCCGTTAATAAAGGCGTCTGCTGCAGAAAAGAATCCGCCAGTTTTAGGAACAGCAGCAATAGCTTCTGTAATACTGTCAAGCACTGCCCCATCAAACGTGAATGATTCGAAATTGCCAAGTCTAGACGATGCAAGTTCCAGTGAATGGCCAAGCGATATGATGTCCTGATTAAATTGTGCAAAGTCAGGCGCTCCCGTAAGAAACGACTTCAATGTATCGTATAATCCATCACCAGGAATCTTATCAAGAGCGTCCTGTATACTTGTAATGGGCTCGGAATTAAATGTGAAGCCATCAAACTGTGCCAGATTATCCTTAGCAGTTTGTAGAGATCCACCAAGGGCTATAATATTGGCATTAAACGTATCAAAGCTAGGATGCCCCTTAATCAAGTTCTTAATAGCTGTGAAAATGTTGCCTTCCTTCGGCAATTCATTAAGCGCATCCGTAATGTTCGTTATTTTTTCTTTGTCGAACGTAAAGTCAATACTGAGCTTCTCTTTCGCAAGCTGCAACGAACTGCCAAGTGCTTCGATGTTGCTATCAAACGTTTTAAAGCTAGGATGCCCCGTAAGAATGTTCTTCATTGCCGGGAAGACGCCGCCCTCTTTGGGTATCTCTTCCAGAGCCTTAACAATCTCTTCTAAAGGTGCACTGCTAAACGTAAATTCGCCAATACCGCCTAGCTTTTCTTTAGCTAATGCCAGGCATTCGCCAAGCGCTGTCAGATTAGCTTTAAATGCTTCGAAATCCGGTTGCCCAACAAGTAAACCTGATATTGCTGTATATATACCACCAGATTTTGGAATTTCTTCAATAATTCTAATGGCATCATATAGCGGCGATATGTCAGGAACACCATCTTTAAATTTATCCAGCGTCGCTTTCCAGTTATTAAAGGCTTCTGAAATTGCTGTCAAGTGCTCCGTAAACGTATCAATTGCCGATTTTCCAGTAAGCCATTCAGAAATAGCATCGTTGACAGACGCAACCAAACCAGCAAAGCTAATTTTAACAACAAGGGCAGCAGCATCATTAAATGCCTGATAGTTAAACCCTTGCGCTGTGTTGTATTGCTCAAATAATTCTAGTGTTTCAGACCATACTGCGAAAGCACCAGCAATAGCTACCAAATCGTCCGAAAATGATTGTGCCGCCGATTTTCCTTGCGTAAACTCAGACACAAGAGAAAGTATGCTGTCCACATACCCAGCAGCAGATATAAGCATAACCGCGCCGATTGCAGACCCAAGAGCACTAAAGTCAAGAGGGGGTAAATCACTAAGAGGCACTAATGCTTCCATAAAGGCAACAATAGTCTCTGCCACACTAGGATCAAACGCTGCCTTGCTAAATCCAGCAACCACGCCCCCAACAAGGGCACCAAGCATTTCGCCGATTTTCTCCATAAATTCTATGCCGGCGTCGAGTGCTTTCATAGCTTTAGCTTGGTCGTCCGGATCCATATTACTAATAATTGCTCCAGCAATAACGCCTATTAACGCAATTACAGCAATTAACCCAATTATCTTAACCCCAGCTATGAACGACACATTTTTGATGCTGGATAACGCCACAGCAAGGACAGCAACCGCACCCATAACAAGTGCCATAGATTCAGCAGCTTTGAGCGCTGCATCAGTATCGGTAAGCGTAGCCAGTAAGCCAATAACGCCACCTATAGCAGCAATCATAACAGTCAATGCTATGATGCTCCCCGTTCTCACATGCTTGGCTTTATTTAGTACTACTACAAGCACTATAATTGCTGCTAGCATACCGGCAAGGATCCCTGTTGCAAGGCCAAGTCTGCCCGGATTAACAGTCGCCAGAGCTACCAACGAAATTGCTATAACAGCAATCATAGCCACAACAGCAGCAATGGGTTTAAACGCACTAGGGTCTAATTTAGAGCCAGCAACCATCATGGCTGCTGCAATGCCCATAAGAACGCCAAGAGCAATGCCAACAGGTATCAACCGATCTGGCGCAATTAATGACATCAAGAACATGGCACCGGCGATTACAGCAATTACTGCGGCAAGGCCGAGCAGCATCTTCTGAGTTTGCTTGATAGCACCAACATACTTACTAATTGCTGCCATTGCTAGCACGGCGCCAAGTAGTAACCCAATAATGGCCACTAGCTTCACTAACGACTGTCCAAAGGTACCCCAGTCCATGAAGCTAAGTAGAATCATGATGCCAGTTAGAATAGCAATAGCACTAGCAATGGCAAGTAACCCCGCGCCAGCACCAGCGACCGCCTTACCGTCGCCACCAACTTTAGTTAATAGCTTTACGACGCCAACTAAGCCAAGGAGTAGTACACCAATATATACGGCGCCCTTTAACGCCCTCTGCCAGCCAACAAATGATATCAGGAACGCAACGCCAGCAAGAATAGCTATAGCAATTGAAAGTTCAAGAAGACCTCTGGTGCCTTTGCCAATGTTTTCGGCTTTCATCCTGCTAAGAAGGAAACCGAACAGCAGTAATCCAGCAGCCATTCCTGCTAAAATCTTAAGAGCATTGCCAGGATCTTTCACCTTGGACACGAGAAACAGCGCGCCAGCCAGAACACCGATTGCCGCAGCAATTTCGAGCAGCGCCTTTGCTTTCAGCTCTTTAGCTTTTGCCTTGTTAAGCTCGGCGGTAACCGCTTCTGCACCTCGGATGCCATTGATCATGTTACCAATACTATCGGCAACGGCCCCGACACCCTTAAACGTAAGAAGTGCAGCGACGACAGTACCAATCGGGCCAAGTACATTCTGTACGCCGCTCATGGCTTTCTTGAGCCAATCAAAGAATCCAAATATAACCTCGCCAGCACCCTTGCCCTCACCGCCTACTGCGGTAGCAACAGCGTCAGCAGCATCGCCAACCTGCTTAAAGCATGTGGTTATGGTTCCGACACCACTTTCTATTGCAGGGGCAGCATCATTGACATGCTGGGAAAGGGTGATTATTTTGTCCCCTATATCCGCACCAGTCAAACTTTCGTCAAGCTCGTCTGCATAGACCGTCGTCGGTCCAAACAGAGACGCTAATCCTTTGAATGCCCTTGTAAAGATGTTTCCACCGCTTTTTTCTACAGCAGCAGCAACTTCCTTTTCTTCCGAACCGCCAAAGAAGCCTGAGAAGATATCTTTGAGGCTGAAACCTGAAACAACTTCTTTAATACTATCTATCCACCCAGTGATTGTCGCTTTGATCGACTTAAAGTTAAAGCCAAAGCTTTCGCCGAAAATGGTATCGATATCACTAAACAGAAATTTAAAGGCCGATTTTATCGGAGCAAATATATCCTTAGACGTTAGTTCAGGAAGAACGGTTTCGGCAAATGCCTTGAAAATGTTTCCGATATTGCTGAGCTTGAATCCGCCCATGTCGCTTACTTTTTGAGTAAACGTCTCCCAGGCAGCTTTCAGCCGTTCAATAAGATCAAGAATGTTGTCCCAAGTTCTTCCAAAAGCTGACTGGATGGTCTGTAAGTCAACTCTTATTGCAGCGCTATTAAAAATATTGGCAAAGAAACTCTTAATAGCATTACCTTTGCCAGACACCCAGCCCCAAATAGTTCCAAAGAAGCCTTCTATCTTTTCAACAGGAAATCCGCGCTCGATTAATTCCTGTCTAACAGATTCACCAAGCGTCTTGAACGCTGTAGCGAGCTGCGTGAATCCAGGAAATTTCAGGAAATAGTCGATAACAGATGTCTTAAAGTCACCTACTGTTTCTTTAAAGGCATCCCAGCTACTAAATGCATAAGAAAGGCCGCCTTTATCAGATAATCGCTGTGTGAAATCATTCCATTTTTTACCGGTCATCTCAACATATGGGATGAACCCTCTCATTGACACGCCAGCAATACGAAATCTCTTAGCAATTGTATCAAGTTTGGTGGAATTTTTAAGTGACTCAAACGCCCCAGTAAAAGAATTCTTAATAGCGTTGCCAACGCCTTTAAATAAGTCAATAGCACGCTGGAGCGGATTAAGAATAACAATAACTTGAGATATACCAGTAACTATCTTCCCGATAAACCCAAGAACGGATATCGCAATAGGAAGTATAAAACTGACAACCTTATTTCTAAGGTCAAATATAACCTTAATTACTGAACCAATAATGGTTGTACCAACACGTAAAACAGAAAAGATTCCGGATAAAATGTTTCGAACAGCGGAACCAGGAGCAAGGGCGTTATTAACAAACTGATTAAACGCAGCAGCAAGACTTACAAAACCATCAGCAAAGCTCGTGACAGTATCTGTCGTTGCTGGCGGAAATATTGATTCAAAGACTTCTTTAACCAATCCGCCAAGCTTAATAAAGTTACGAATAATGCCTTGCAGAGACATTATGATTTTTGTACGGTTGCTTATCTGATCAGAATCATCAGCAACTTTGTTCATTGCTGTGCCAGATTTTTCCAGCTGTTCTGCTAATTTTCGAAGAGTCTCAATCTGGCTCTCGGTATAACCCATAGCCTTGAGCTCTTCATCCGACAGAGCACTTAACCCGGCTTGCGCTTCATACTGGGCGTTTGCCTGTTCAAGCATCGCGTCGGTAATATTCCAAGTACCGCCAGCCAGTTCGTGGACCGTATTTACATAGTCCTGAACAAGCTGCGGATCCAAGCCGGCCTCTTCGAGCTGCTTAAATCGGGCTTCCATGTCGTTGCCATAGTCGCCACGAATAACAGCCAATGCTGCTTCCTGAATCTTTTCGATGCCACCGGCGGCACCCTCGCCAGCTTCACCAACGCCGCCGAGTGCTTCCTTGAGCATGTCGGCAGTAAGCCAGCCTTCCTCAAGAGACATTTTGAATGCTGCAAGTGTGTTGACATCGCCAAACGCATATCCATACGATTCCCCGACATTGATAAGCGCTTTGTACAGGGCATCTGCCTCTTTCGTACTAAGGTTCAGGCTATCCCACATTGTGGCGTCAATTATTTTGGGAGGCGCTTCAAACGCGGCCTTGAGGAAATTATTTCTTTCCTCGGCCATACCACCGATAACACCGCCAATTTCATTTGACAGGAATGTAAAGAACGACCGAGCTTCTTCGAAATCGCCAATAAGGATCTCAAATGTCTGCGCCCATCCGGAACCAGCCGCTTCTTTCAGCGTGTCCATGAGCTGCGAGAACGTCTTAACCTTTGTTGCCGCCTCAAACGCCCGTCTACCGATGCTGGTTGTTTCATCAGCATACTTAGCAAGTGCAGTCGTCAATACTTCTGAGGTCATCCACTGGTTGGCAAGAGCATTGTTAAACTGCGTAGTCGCATTGAATGCTTCCGTAGCCTGCCCAGTGCCAAGACCTTCGTACAAACCGTCGCCGGCTTCTTTTACCGTACCGAGTTCAACTGCCGTATCAATCAACGTCTGCTTGAATTCGACAGTAGCCATGTTAGCATTCTCGATCGATTTCCAGTCGATAAGCTTAACATAACCGGCAGAAAGAGCCTGCGAGAAGTTGTACATTGCACGAGACGCCTCGTTGGCGTTTGCACCAGACAAGGCTGCCTCATTACTAATACCCTGAATTGCCGCCACGGCAGTATCAAGGTCAACACCAGCATTGGTGAACTTACCAATGTTGGCCGTCATGTCTCTAAATGAATAAATGGTCTTATCAGAATATGCATTCAGCTCTTCAAGCTTCTGGTTGACCATATCAAGGGTAACAGGAAGACCATCAGCGGTCTTTGCACCCATAAGAATGGTCTGAACAGAATCCATCTTCAGCTCATACTCACTAAAGCCATCAATAAGCGGGTCGATACCGGTAACCAGCCTAGCAAACTGTTCCGCTGTCTGCTCAAGTCTGCTACCGAGGCTTGAGAAGAAGCCAAACGTAACTGTTTCCAGAAGGGAGAAACCACGCCGTGCCGTATCAACGCCGCTGGTAAGTGCGTCGAATTTTACATTCTTCAGAGAGGAACCAATTGAATCTATTCCCTTGGTGTCACCGATGAGCGAAAGTGACTTGTGTAATTTCTCAATCGTGGAAAGGCTCTTTTCGGCGCCAGATTCAAACTGCTGATTTTCCATACGGAGTTCAACTACTTTTGAATCAACAGCAGAACCGCCAATCATGCTCATACTTTGGTAACCTCCTTCCAAGCTTCTTCTGCGAGCTGGTCAAATATTGGCTGGAGGGCGGGATTGATGTAATCTCGTCCTTCTACCCAGCCGCCAGTTCCGGTTCCATGCCCGTATTGCAAGATTATTGCTATGTTTACGTAATTGTTAATATTGGAATTATGGAACGACAAAATAGCCTGTTCCCCGTTATTTTGAATTTCGTAGGACCAACTGGAAGCAGTAAGTCCAGTGTCAACTGGTGTAGCGTTACGCAACGCTTCTACGCCAATTTTCCCGTATTTATCAAGTATGCTTAAATGCGCCAACGACCTGACGCGCTCAAGCCACGTCGTTATACGCTTAAAATCGCCGGTCGTATTTACTTTTATCATCGGTTATCCTTTTGAATGAAGTCTGGCTCTACGGGCAGCATTCAATGCTCTATTCTGAGCCATAATTTCACTGCGTGACATTTTCTTAGACGGCTCATTCTTTGCTGCACAAACGCGTATCAGCATAATCAGCCTATTAATGTGCCACTTCTCGAACTCGACAGGGATTCCAAACGTGATCATCCAATAGTAAATGAGTTCTGATGTTACTATTTCGTTGTTTTTTCTCCCTCCCTGCCGTTCGTGTATAGTCGTAGCAGTCATGGGAGACTCGATGTAATCGTTAATCTTTCTTATGTTTTCAAGAGTGAGGCGATTATAGACCTCCGGATCAGCAGGAGGATTAAGTGTCATACATTTGATGTAATCCATAATCTGCTCCTCATTCTTATCACTACTGATGAACGGGATTTGCCACTTGGCCTCCCATTTAGAGATTGAGATAAGGGAATGCTCAAGGCGCAATGTCACATCTTTTCCATCACCATAAACAAATTCCTGGTGAAGTTCGTCCCACATTTCCTGGGACCCGGGAACAACAATCTCAAGCATTCCCTTACCTCCTGTATTATTTAGTGGTGGGCAGCTGTCCCTGCTTGCGGATCTGTTCAGCAAGCTTAGCCGGGAAGATACCAATCATGAAGTTTTCGATATACTTGGGGTCTTCCGAGGTCAGAAGCTGATTCAGCAGCGCCTCGTAAGCCGCGCTATGAGCAAAGTCAGACGTGATCTGTTCGCTCTTTCTGAAGAATCTGCCGTCCTCGGACATTTCACCGTAGGCAAGAAGAATAAGCTTGCGCATGACCTTAAACATACTCTGCGCATCCTGCTCCTTGGCAATGGCGCCAAGGTACGCCGGATTAAACGCAAGATCATCAGTCGTCAGATCAAGCAGCTCCTGCTCATTAAGGTTAAATCTAAGGGTTTCTTCTCTCTCTGCACCAAGAAAATCGGTGTATTTTACGGTTGCTTTAAACATATGGATCTCCTTTCTTAAATAAGATGTTAGTTATCTAGCGCCACCGCCGCCATCGTCATCGCCACCGCTATAGGACATCAGTTGCAATTCTCCGGTCTCTGGATAGTAATATAATGTTCTCTTATCAGGATCGTTATATAAGTCCAAGGTTATCCCGTCGCCGCTAAACGTAGCGGAAATAATGGTAGTAATTCTATAGGGCTTGCCGCCCCTAGTATAAAGAACAACAGTGCCGACGAAATCTTCCACGCCCAGCCCAATGGGGAGCTTATTTCTTTCCAGACTATACTGGGTCATTCCTGAGTAATCGTCCATAGTTCCGACGAGTTTAATACTGAAATCTCCAGTCTCTCTTCTAAGTCTCATTTGATCACCTCACTAAAAAGGAGAGGTCCGAAGACCCCCCCCCTAGTGTCATTTTGATTTTATCAGGCACCTTTGCCAACAAGGGTGATAAGTTCTTCCGGATACGGCAGCCTAGGCTCCGCAGATTCGGAACCATAAAGGACAGCCTCGAGTGCAGCGAGCTTAGTAGGATCCACTTTCGTGGAATCGATCGTCACAGAAGCAGTGGGCTTATGATTCGGAACCTCAACCGGGGTCGTGGAAACTTCCCAAGACAGCGTGGTGGCTTCCGGAGAGTCATTAACAGTAGAATGTGCTCTCTCGGACGGAGAAGCAAGGCAGTTGTAGATCAGATGCAGCTTGTAGCCCTTGTCGGTACCCTTAATATCGTCACCAATCAGGGTACGATAGCAGAAGCCGAACAGCTTTCTGGGCTGCTGACCGATCATCACGCCTTCGGCGATCTCTGCAGAACCATCACACTCTTCAAACTCATCCGGATAGGTATACGCCTCGATCGAAGCAGCATACTCTTCGGCAGACATCAGGTTAAGATATTTAATATTATCAGCATAAAGCGGGCTGGGCTCCGCGCCAGACGGAGACTCGTTAACAGCGGTCAGGCCGTTCCAAGCCACACCGTTCTTAAAGCCGGCCTTATCGCCTTCGCCGGTAGCCTCAGCATACTTATACAGTACGCCATGGTCTACACCAGTTTCATAGTTACGGGTACCGGTCTTGTCCCATACAAGTTTAGCCATATAGATTTCCTCCATATATTAATGTGTGTACAGTATAAACACGTAGTGATTAAGGTTCTCGGCGACGTAGTATCTGTTGAATCGACAGTAAGGAAGCTTAGAAAGCTTCTCTACTACGTCGTTATCCGGATCCTTGTGAATTAGGATAATTTCGTATGCATAATGCTGCAGATACGGTACATTATCCCCGGCGTCGTTATCTATCGTATAAAGCCGGTAACGTATCGCCGGATATGACATTTTTACCGATGCAGGGGGTTGAAAATACACATTTCTATTTCCCAGAAGCTCACACAGCTTCTCATGCAGTTCAAGTCTGCGGCTCATTGTATACACCCCCTACTGATAGTATGAGTCTGGGGCGTTCAACGGTAACAGATGACACCTTCCATTTGGCGCCCATCCACTCGACATACCTTAATGCATGGAAGTTCTGGTAAGCATAAGCATCGGCTACAATACTGATCTCGTTGTTAATGTCGAGATCATCGTTAACCTTCTCAGAAGACCCGCTATATCGTCTGGAGTTTCGAATTACGTCGCCATAGTAACTGCGTTCCGTAATCTGCTCCTCATAAACACCAGGGGAGACCTCAAAGGTTTGCATAAAGCCAACTTTGCCGTAGAACCTCATTTGTTAGTGCTCCTTAAGTAAGACTTCCAGGATCATTTCCGCCATTCGCATTATAAGTTTTGATAATTCCAGTAGTAGGCGAGTACTCAAGCATAGGTCTATCGCTGAACCCGAGCAGAATATCATCGTCTTTCGTACTGGTAGTAACGAGGGAAATAACGTTCCTATAAACAGTTGTAACCGGAGTATCATCTACACTTCCAAGCGGAACCGCAGTCACGCGATTCGTCACAAGAACACCGACAAAGTCCTCTGCAGAAAGTCCCTTAGGTAACTGCTGCTCATACTCTGGAGCGCCGGGTCCATCGGACTCGATATTAATACTGAAATCCCCAGTTTCTCTTCTAAGTCTCATATAATCACCTCACAAATTAAAAGGCTGCACCCAACTGGAATGCAGCCATTTTGATTTATTCAATCCGAAATGATCAATCAGCAGCCTTAAGAACGATAGCAGAATACGGCTTGATGAGGGCGCCGGAGATACGGGTCTCGATCAGGTATTTCATCTGGTTGTAATCGATGTCGAAGTCATCAAACATGTTGATGGCGCCACCCTTGTCGGCACCAACGTTGTAGTCGTTAAGGTTGACGATCACGCCGTAGATGTTGGCCGGATGATAAGCCGTGGTAACAATGCGGGATACGCGCATGGTGGTCGCAAGCTCGTCTACGTTCTTGTAGAGGCGACGGCCCATCTTGTCCTCCTGCAGCAGCAGATCCGCAAGAACGCCCTCACTAGTGAACATAATCGGGTTACCGCTGCCCTGATACTCAGAACGAGCACGGATGGCCGTGGTAACGATCGCGTGCGGGACAGTCTCATCGGCACCCGGAGTAACGGTCTTCTTGATGGTATACAGATCGGCATCGTCAATGATCGGACGTACATGGGTCTCATTAATCTTGTCATCGGAATCGTTCAGACGGCCATCACCATACAGGATGGCACGAGCGATTTCCTCGTCAAGCTTCATACGCATCTCGCCCTTGATCCAGGACACGACATCGAAATCGGTGATGTCAGTAACATCATCACGATCCAGCTTCTGCTTCTTATAGATCGTCTGCGGGTCGGTGGTTCTCTTAAGCAGCGTGAAGACTTCTTCCTTCTTCAGCTTACCCTTCATGTAACCTCTAGCCCTCGCTTCGTCCTCTCGGATATCGGCGTACATGGACTTGATCCTGCTGAACGGAGTGTGGTGCACGCCGTTCATTACCACTTTTACCCATTCCTGCGGCTCGTTGTTGATAAACGCCGGCGCGCCATTGCCATCGACGTTCCGGTATTCCGGGAACAGCCATTCGATATCCTGGATACCATATTCATCGGCATGCGCCAGAACAGATTCCTTCATAGATCCAAAGCGCTTAGCATCGGCAAGAATGGTATCTGCCTCAGCGTGGCTCAGGGAATCAGTGGGGGCAGCCGTTTCGCTATCAAACACATTGTACTTCATTGCATCTCCTCCGTCGTAATCGTAATGTTCGACATCTTCATCGTCGTAGTCTTCATCATCGTACTCTTCTTCGTCGTACTCTTCTTCTTCGTCGTCGTACTCTTCCTCTTCGCCAACGCCAGCTTCATCGAGGGCCTGCTCTACAGCTTCGCCAACAAGATAGCTGACGACAGCCTGCTGCTCGTCCGTAAGCTCTTCGAATACGTCGGCAACCGTTCTTTCGTCATCACCCATGGTTTCTTCTCCTTCTTCTGAATAGTCCTCGTCACCGTCGTCTGAGTGCTGAAGGTGCATTTTGATTTCTTCACCACTAAACATGACAGCCTCATCATCGGACATGTCAAATGTTCCATCGCTGTGAGCAATCACCGCATTATCAATGAATGCGCCCGGATTTGCTCCAGCATATACCAAGCTAACTTCCCGAATCATGCCGTGAAGAACATCCTTCGACGGACTCTGTTTGAGTTTGTTAGCATAGATACTCAGATATTTAATGTCGCCATGACGAACGGCTTCTCTAGCGTCCTGTCCGGCAGTAGTGTCATTAAAGTATCCATAGGCATACACGCCCTCTGGCCGGTTTTCCAGTAGAGCGTGGCCAAGCACATCGCTAGGGGACTCGTGCTGGTGACCCCACACAAGGGGCACCGACATACCATCGCAGTCGGCGAAGGCGTTTCTGCGAATGGTGCGGCCATCAGAACATTTCAGGTCATTCCGAGTAGCCCAGCCACTAAAATCATAACCTTTAGCCATTAATTTTCTCCCTACATAGTCGAATCGTTCAATTGCGTTGCCGATAGCGTTTGTCTTTCAGCGCGGCTTTATCCGGAGTTCAACTATCTGTTTAATATTTCGCTCAGGGGTGTATCGCCCACATTTGCAAACGTCTTACTTAATGCTTCGCCACCGGCTTCTTCGCCGGGTTCCTCTTCGCCTTCCATAGAGGCTCCCTCTTCTTCCTGCGGCATGTTAGAATTAATAAGCTTGTCCGCCTTGGGATCGTCCGAAGGCTTGAAGCCCATTATCTGTCTTACCTCGTTGGAGGTAAGAATTTCGTTACGTGTAAACTTATCTGCTATTTCAGCAATCTGGTTCACAGGTACTAACTTAAACGGATCCTTGAACGATTTAATCTGCTGCCCCTGCGTTCTGGCCGTTTTAGTTAGGAACTTTCTGGTCATTTCATCAGTAATAGCAGACACAATTGGTTCAAGCGTCCTTGTGTGGTAATTCAGCATCGTGGCTTCGTCCGCCGTGCCATCAAACACAGTCGCCGGTAAACCAAGCTGAGATTGCCACTGTTTCATGTAATATTCGATCTGCGTAAGGAAGTTATTCTCAACGCTTCTATTAAGCTGAGTAATCTTTTCCGTGCCATCGGTATAAGCAATACCATACTTAGACCCAGACAGCTGCATTTCGATATCTTTTCTCCGATTTTCAGCCTGCTCTCTTCGAGCATCCGTCTTAATAATGTACGGCAGCTGAATAATCAGGTCGAGTTTTCCGGAACTGGACTGAGCATCTAGCGTATCCAACATTTTAAGTTTGGACAGAAGCCTCTGATAAAACGAGTTGGGTTCGTTCATTATCTGGTAGAATGGATTCTCGATAATACACACCATATCTTTGGGAAGAACGATATCCTCTCGTTTACCTTTTGCCTCGTTGTACACATTTACCTTAACATGCAATGGGTACCATGCCACAACTTTGCCGACTCGCATTGACAGAACGTCAAAGCTGCCAGAAGTCAGCGGATTTCCAACAGTATCTGTTGGTACAATTACAACAGTACCCTCGTCCAGCATCGTAAAGACAACATCCTCCATAAATGCCCGACCAGTCTGGTCAACGTTTGCGTCCAGCGTCAGGCATTGATTGAGATAGCTGTCCATTTCCTCGCTAAATCGTTTGTTATCATCGACTCTAACATGCTTAATGTCGATTGATGCAACATCAACCGCAATTCTGTTAAGAATCGAAGTAATCATAGACCGATTGTTACTATACGAAAGTTGTACTCGCCCCGGACGACGGAACGAGCTTATACCCTCGCCAGGAATACGCGTCGGATCTCGGCCAAGGAAAGCATTCCATGCATGCTTAATCCTGTCTTTTAAGCCCATTTTGATTTTTCCTCCTATGCGCCAGACCCAGCTTCTGTATCAGGCGTCGTATCTTTATTCTCTAGTGTTGTCACACGTTCCGTCAGTGCAGCAAGACTGCTCTGCAGTGCTGTAACACTATCCCTCAGCGTAGTAATTGTGTCGTTGATGGTATCGACGTTAGTCTCAAGAGTGTTTACGGCATCAAACAACGCTGCAATACCGTTGTCCATCCAGTTGAGATTTGCTGCATTAATCGGCGTCGCTCTACTAGGCTCATCCTCCCAGTTAATTTTCTCATATACTAAATTCGGCATATACTTCCTCTCCTCATCCTATCTTTGCAACAGCGACAGATACTATTGTCGCCGGAAATACAAGCTCTTCGACCCAGTTAATGCCAACCTCAAGTTCCTCTGTGAGTGTGAAATCAAAGAAGTCAATAGTGGCATCGGTATAATTATCGGAAACAGCAATAATGTGATCGTCATCACCGCCAACGACTTCCAAATGATTCTGAGCGCATGCTACATCAGAAAGCATCTCAAAGGTAATTCGGTAAGTTCCAGCAGAAAGAACATCCTGAGCTACAGGATTAGGAACAACACCGGTTTTGTTTCCAATATCTAAAATCTGGGCAGCAATCGGTGATGGAATCTTGATAGGAAATACATCTTCACCAGGATACACCGCATCATAAGGATATCCATCGAACTCCTCAGGTGCCGGTGCATCCTGATTGAACATGGTCATTAGCTCGCTAGGCAACGGCATTCGTGGTTCAGTGGTTTCAGTTCCATAAAGAACGCCAAGCAGCTCTTCCATAAATTCGCTACTAAACTCTCTAGAATCAATCTCTATTTCACTGGTTGGAACATAGCCATCGCCGCTCACAGGTAAACTGGAAAACGGGAAAGAGAACTCGTACGGCGTTGTGCTGTTATTCAACGTAGTTCTTGTTGCGGACACATCTGTAATGTAAAGCCCATACAATAAGTGGAGCTTGTAGCCGAGTTCTAGTCCATTAGCTACATCGCCAATCAGTGATCGATAGCATAACCCGAATAACTGCTCGCCTTGATGCTTTATATACATTCCCTTGTAAGGGCTTGTTGCACCAAGTACTCTGTCTAACTCTTCAGGAAACATGTAACAATTAATTGTCCCAGATACCTCGGCGTTGGATTTCGTGTATGCAATTTTTACATCTTCGCCATCATACAAAGGAGATACCTGCTGGGCGGAAGCTTTCGTTTCCACAGAGGTCAAGCCATCCCATGGCACGCCAGCCATATACTCGCCACCATATGGCAAATATAAAACGCCATGATCGACGCCGGCTTCGTAGGTTCTTTGGTCTATGCTATCCCAAGTGATTTTTCCCATTTATGCCGCGCCTCCTGCTTACTTATTTCTTCTTCAGTTTTTTCTTAACGTATCTCACCGGAGTGGTAATAACGTCTGCTGCTCTACCAGCGGCACCCTTAATAGCGCCGCCAGCGGTTCTCGCAGCGCCACTTACAACGGAGCCTGCTGTTCTTGCGGCGCCGCCGATCGCGGATCCTGCGGCTCTAGCGGTATTTTCAACCCGGCCCATCGGCGTTCTTGCGTACCGCTTCTCAAGCGCACGAACTTTTGCCTTCTGATGACTGCTAACCGGTTCACGCCTAGCTGCCTCAAGCTGCTGCCGTGTAGAGTACCCTGTTGCATTACCAACGGTTCTAGCGGCAGTACCCGCAGCACCAGCAACAGTTCTAGCAGCAGAACCAGCTAAGTCTCTTGCTTTGCCAGCTGCACCAATAGCAGCATTACGCGCTTTACCAGCGGCAGTACCAATCGTTCTACCAGCAGTACCAGCAGCACTAGCTACTCTACCGGCAGCACCAATAGCCGCATCACG